TAGGCTTCACTGAGACCTTAATAAATATAGCTTTTTATCATATAGATGTAAACTCTTTTGATGTACTCTATGTCCTTCCATCAAGAACCCCCGATGCCTCAGACTTCTCAGCAGCACGGTTTGATTCAGCTTTGGAATTATCACCTTACTTAGAGAATCTATTTTCTGATACTAAAAATATTGGACATAAACGTGCTGGTTCTGCTAACTTTTATCTCCGTGGTTCTAAGTCCCGAGCCGGTTTAAAGAGTATCCCGGTTAATGTCTTGTTCCTTGATGAACTTAATGAGATGAATGAGGCTAATATTCCTTTAGCCCTTGAACGTCTCTCTGGACAAAGAGAACATTATGCGTGGATGGTTTCAACTCCAACAATTGATGATTCCGGTATCTCTAAATATTTTAACCGTTCCTCACAAAATATCTTCTACTTCCGGTGCCCCTCGTGCTCTAGATTCGAGAATTTAGAATATCCAGATAATATTGTCTTTACCGGAACTCATATCTCAGATCCGGATATTGAGAAGTCTCACTTAATCTGTAAGCATTGCAAAAATGTCCTTTATCATGAGGATAAAGTTAACTTCCTCAATAATTCTAAGTGGATTGAATCTTACTCAGATCGAGATATTAAAGGGTGGCATATCTCCCAACTTTATTCTATGAAGGTTACTCCGGCTCAGATAGCTACTTCTTATTTTGCTGCTCTTCAAGACCCTACTTCCGAACAAGAATTTTATAATTCTAAGCTTGGTTTAACTCATGAGGTCAAAGGCTCTAGAATAACTGATTCAGATTTAGAGAGAGTAATCGGAACCTATTTAAAGAAGGAATCAGCCACCCACGGCATACATACTATGGGTGTAGACGTTGGTTATCCGTCAATACATTATGAGATTGATGAGTGGAGTATTCCTAGTAGGGTCTCAAGTATCTCTACCGATTTAAATTTCCAATGTAAACCTAGAGTTATTGCTTACGGAAAAGTTAGAGAGATGGAGGAGTTGGATCATTTAATGCACGATTATCATGTTCGTTATTGTGTTATCGATGCCCATCCTGAGAGAAGGAAAGCTTATGAATTTTCTTCACGCTTCTATGGTAAGGTTAGGTTAGCCTTCTACGCTACCGGAATCACGGGGAAGCAGATCCATATCTCTAATGAGGATGAACCAACTCTCTCAGTTGATAGAACCTCATGGCTTGATCTATCCCTCGGCCGATTCAAGTCCCAATTAATTACTCTTCCAGCAAACACAGATTTAGAATATAAAGATCATTTAAAAGCTCCAGTTAGACAATATAAGAAAGATCGTTCTGGGAACCCAATCGGTGAATATATTAATGTTAAAGCTGACCACTATGCTCACGCTCGAAATTACGCCGAAATTGCTCTTCCTTTAGCTCTCTCTTTAGCTTCTTCTCAATCTATCGGGAACATTCTATGATAGAAGAGTTAATTAAAGAGTTCGGGGAAAAGTATAGAGATCTTATAACGATGGCTATCCAGTTCCTAGATAAAGAGGAGCCCTCCTGGAACCTAGATACTCCCATTGATAGAAGAAAATACATTAAAACTATCTTGTCAAGGGTAATAACATGACCTCAGAACAAATAAAAAATGCTTTCACTTATCATCCTCCGAAGGAGTATCAAATTGATATCTTATTTCAAATCAGTGAGCAAGCCAGAGATTACGCTTTATTCTTAGAGAATAGTTGTCCCCCATCTAAGGAATTAGATATTGCTTTAGCCCACCTTAGAGCTACAGTTATGTGGGCCAATGCTTCAATTTTAGGACAAACAAATGGGTGATCTACAGAGATACGCTCTCCTCTTTATTGCTGTGATAGCTGTTGCAGCAATAGTTTATGCTTTTGTTGTATGGTCGGGAGTTCAAATCCCTAGTATTCTCTTAACAATCTTCTGGATTGTTATTGGTGCAATAATTTGTGCCTTGGCGGTTAAAATAGTGGTTAGAATCATTGGTTCTCCGTAATGAATATCTTAGATTTTCATAATAATTTTCGGTCTGAGAACGGTTTACCTCCACTAATTTTCTCTAAAGTTTTATCAGATTATGCCTTAAAGAGTGCTAAGTGGATGGCCAGAAGAAGATTTAATGTCTTCTGGAATTTTGATCAAACTAGAAAGCAACTCAATTATTTTAAAGATTTAGATTATAATATTGCTCGTGGACCAAATGAAGAGACAATTATGAATCATTTCCTCCGAAATCCGGATAAATCTGCTAAAATCTACGGAAATTTCACCTATTTAGGTCATGCTTTTTTCGATTCTGACTCAAGATATTGGTGTTTATTATACGCCAAGAATTAGATTAGGAGAATTAGATGGATAAAAAATATAAGTGTGGTAATTGTGACTTCTACGATCAATCTCAATCGTGTAAATATGATCCTAAGACTGATGTTCCGAAGGATGTGGATGATTTTTGCGGCAATCATTCAAAATATCAGATTGATAATTTTGCTCCATTAACTGGTGGTGCTCCATCTGGGGGAAATGTTAATCCGGGAACAGTAGATCAATTTGCATATTATGCTGGTGCCGGTTCTGTTATTTCTGGAACTAGTTCTCTCTTAATGAGACCTAATGGTCAAGTTAACTTTCCTCCTGTTGCTGCTCCCACAAATAAGATAGATGGTGATTTTTGGTTTGATTCAACTAGAAAAATTCCTGTTGTTTCTTCTGGCGGGCTTCAACAACAAATTAATCGCTCTATTTATCGACAATTTAGTCCCGCTAATCCGCTCGTTAATCCTCAAACTTATGCTTCCCTCTTAGTGGGAAATCAAGCATTTCCAGCTCCCGGTACCTTAGTTATTCCACCCCAATTTTGGGCTCAAGGTAGAGATCTAACGCTTACTGGTTGGCCAACTATGAATTTTGGCCGGACTGGTCCGATTTCTTTTCGTATGCTTTTAGATTCTGTTCCTGTTATTACTTTAACTACTCCAACCCTTGTTGGAGCATATAATGCTTATCTCTTAATTTCTACTAATTGTCGTACTATTGGTACTTCTGGATTACTTTCTGCTGCTGGTTCTTTAGTTGGAGTAAATACTGTTAATGTTATTAATATGTCTCTTTCTATAGATCTCTCAATTCCTCATATTTTTGATTTGCAAACCATGTTTGCTAATACAGATCCAGCAAATTCTGTTTCACTTCACGGTTTTACTTTAATATCTAATGCATAAGGGAGTAAAATGAGTAATATTTTATCAATTTATCATCCGAATTATATCAATGATATGATAAGTTGGCCGAAATATCGAGCCACTTATGGTGGTGGTTCACAGTTTGTAAGAACTTATCTCAAACCACTCTCTAAAAGAGAGAGTTCCGAAGATTTTAATCTCCGAAGAAGCATTTCTTACTGTCCTTCTTTCGCTAAAGCTGCTATTTCCGAAATAAAAAATGCAATTATCCAGCGTTTAGATGAAATTGTTAGAGATGGCGGTCCAAAATCTTTTATTGATGCTTCCTTAGGCAAGGATGGAGGAGTAGATAAAGCTGGAAACTCAATGTCCTCATTTATTGCCCGTTTTGTGATTATTGAACTTTTAATTATGGGTCGTGTTGGCATTTTTTGCGATATGCCTCAATTATTTGGTCCTACAATTGCTGATAAAGGTGATGAACACCCTTATTTTTATACTTATCGTGCTGAACAAATACGTTCTTGGACTTATGACACACAAAATCCTGATATCCTTCTAGCGGTTTTCCTTGAAGATTTTCAATTTGGTACTGATGCCTTAACTGGATTAACTTCTTCTGTAGCCACCTCCTTCCGAAGACTTTGGATTAATGAACAGCAAACTGTCTCTTATCAATCCTATAATACAAAGGGGGACCCCTCCTCAGAGATTAGAACCTTAGATATCCCTAGGATTCCTTTCGTTATCTTAGAGCTATCATCGTCTCTTCTCGCTGATGTTGCCGATTATCAAATAGCACTCTTGAATCTTGAATCATCGGACTTAATGTATGCCTTAAAAAGTAATTATCCTTTCTATACTGAACAATTTGATCCTAAGACAATCTCAACTTACTTAGTTAATCAAGAACAAGAAACTAATGAAGTAACTGTTGGAGCAGCTTCAGGACGTAGATATCCTATTGGTGCTGAGCGACCTGGATTTATTAATCCTTCTTCCGAGCCCTTGAAGATCGCTATGGAGAAGGAGGAACAACTTAAGAGAGATATTCGGGCCTTGGTTCAACTCTCTGTTCAGAATCTTCAGCCCAGGAGGGCTTCAGCTGCCTCCAAAATTGTTGACGAACGTCCTTTGGAGGCCGGTCTCGCTACTGTTGGAATGGAATTGGAGCACGCTGAGCGCTTATTAGCTTACTTTTGGTCGCTTTACGAGGGTGTAGTTAATGTTGCCACAGTTAACTATCCAAGTGAATATATTCTCCCGTCAGATCAAGCAAAGCAAGATGAAGCTAAAAAACTCGAAGAGCTTATTCCTCAAATTCCATCTAGAACGTTTCAGAAAGAAGCTTCAAAGCGTATCGTGGACTTAACTATTGGCCGGAAGGTATCCTTAGAACTTCTTCAGAAGATGTACTCAGAGATCGATTCCTCTACTATTCCTTATTCTGATCCAAAAATACTATCTGATGATGTTGAAAGCGGCTTAGTCTCCTTGAAAACTGCTTCTAATATTCGTGGTTATCCCGCTGGAGAGGTAGAGAAGGCAAAGCAAGAACATGCCGAAAAGCTTGCTCTTATTGCTGAAGCTCAGACTACCGGACCAGTTGGAGCAGCAAATGTAGCTTTGAAGAGTAAGGAAACCAATGGTAAGCCACCTAAACAACCGGCATTTAATGGGAATAAGTTTTAATGAGATGGTTTAATGTACAAAATACATTTAAAACTACTCTTCGCTCCGGCATTAATTCGGTTGTTACTAACATAGAATTTACAGATATTACTGGGCTTATTAATGATCCATTTTATTTTTTAATTGATGATGAACTTTTTATCGCCATTAATGGTCCTATTGCAGTTTCTGGGATTCCCCCGCCTGTATCATCTTATGATTGTCTTAGGGCTCAAGAAGGAACCACCGCAGCAGCCCACTCCGCCGGAGCTGAAATTGTCTTGGTTCTAACTGCTAATATTCTTAATACTCGTCTCTCTTATATCTTATTTTCTGACATCGCTACCAATCTCGATCCTGCTAACGGCTCTTTGACTTTTACTCCTGGTCTTCCTGGTTATCTTTCTATTGCGACTGATGCTACTTTAGTTAATACGGTTTTTCCTTCTCCTCCGGTATCTTTTCCGAATAATACTCAGTATGAACCTTGGTTGGAGATATCTCCTTTCCCATTTATTGACTTCTCTATTAATGAGGCGGGACACTACTTCGTAGAAAACGGTATCGGAGTCTTTTTTATTCCGAGTCTTGATTATGATTATACTAATATTGCAATAACTTATATTCCTCAAACTGGCGGTCAATTTATATCAAGACTTCTCCCGATAACTGATAATATCTTATTCTCTGAGTATGAATATGGAATAGCAATTGGAGAGAATCCTAGTGGTATAGCACAATTTATTACTCTTGCTGTCCGAATTCTTTCTTCCGGGAAACTTGTTCTTAGAATAGATAAATATGGTCCTTATTATGATCTCGTTGGTACTTATAAAACTATGCCGGTTGTTTATGAGCAAGTAAAATATCTTTCTATTTTTGATGATTCTGAAGATACTTCTATGCTTTCTTTTTATATCGGTCCCGATCCTCATAATTTAACTAAGATATTTACAGTTTCTAGAACTGATTTTATTCCTAATTTAAATTTCTTTGGGATTTATGCGAGAAATTATAATTTTGGATCTTATGGAGATTTGAAGATATACGATTATTATAGCAAATATTTGCCGCTTTAATAGGAGAATTTGGTTGGATTTTATTAACTTCTTAACGAGGGCACAATCTAATTTAAGCACTAATGTTAGTGTTGGTGCCACTTCAATAACAGTTGCTAATGGTTCTACTTTCACTCATTTTCCTACTGTCTTACTTATTGATAATGAACTCTTTTTGGCTACTTCTAAAGCAGCCACCACTCCGGCCCCTGCGGCAATAATTCAAGTAACTCGCGCCTATGAAGCCACTATTGAAGCTCCTCATATAGTTGGTACTCTAGTTACTGCTGTTATAACAGCCGGAGGTTTAGAAAATAGACTCTCTAATATTATTCAATATGGCTCTATTTCTGATACCTTTGAAGTGACTCCAAAGGGTGCTGGCCGAATCTTTCTTGCAAATGATGCTCCAGTTCTTTTTATGGATCAGGGTGGCAGTGACTTACTTCAATTTGAACGGTGGCATAATTTATACTTATATTATACTTTAATTGATTGGGTGAATCAAGGAACCTCTTCTAAAATTACTCCTAGCTACCCGAATTCCTTACAGATCAATAGTGGTTCAACGCTTCATGACCATTTAACAGGACTAAGATATCAATTATCTGTTCAAGGTTATCTAACCTCAAGACTCTTATGCATCCCCAAGCAAATAGTAACAGATTATTATGAGTATGGTCTCTTTTTCTCCGATGCATCTTCTACTAAGTTCGTTACCCTATCAATACGAATCGGTGATACAGTTTCCCCACAACTTAGATGTGATAAGTGGTCAAATCCAACTACAGTTGCTGGTAATTACTTTAATATGGCAGTGTTTTTGGAGCAAGTAAAATACTTAAGAATAAAGTTTAAGCCGTCTCCCGCAGATACAAATATGCTCTTTTTTATTGGTCCAGATCCTACACATATGACTCAAATTTTCAGTATGGATAAGTCAGATTTTATTCTTGCTCCGGAGTATTGTGGTTATTTTGTTAATGCACGACAAGCTAATTCTTCTTACCTCCTTTATGACTATTACACTGTGCAGGACATCTTAACTTGATTGGATCGGCTCAACTTGGTACCCTAAATTGTACTCTTGGAGAGATAGAACTCGGTTATATTCCGCCGCAGCCCGGACTTTTAGTTGAGGTATTTCAGGATAATTTATCTTTTACGAGCACTTTTGAATCTTTCTCTAATATTTCCCTTTTTTCTGATTCTTTAATCTTTACTGATGAATTTCAAGATCATGTATCAAAGATTGCTTTCACCGATGTCTTTCAACTTATTCAAAGATTCGATATCTCTGTTTCTCCGCAAACTCGTTTAAGTAACTTACTCTATCTTCGAGATAATTGGGTTTTATATCAATCTTTAACCTTAGCCCTCCATGATACCTTAACCTTATCAGATGGTCCAACATTTCCTTATCGTTATGATCGTACTTTTGTTCCTGTTCCATCATTTCAAGTATTTAAGAATGGGCCTTATCCTTATGTAACTCTATTATCTATCCAATCTATGATTGTTTTAGATTCTCCGATCTTTGGTGATAGTGAAGCACCATTAAATGAAACTAAAATTTCTCTTACTGTTGGTGGAAGAAGATACTCTTACAATAAGACTTCAGCCCTAAGACATTTAAAATATGAATTTCAGATCAGGAAACGAAAATATATAGAGTTACAAAATTTTATAGACAATAATAATCTTAATTTTATTCATCTGACTAATTGGAAGGGCGAGCATTGGGCTGTAGTTCTTGCCAATAATCCGATTGAATATTCAGCGATTAGTCAAGACTGGTACAGTGTGATACTCGAATTTGAAGGCTATAAATTTCTCAATGGTGATTATCGGTGTAAAGAATAGGAGCAGTTATGGGACGACCGATTATTGATCTTGTAGATCAAACATTTAATTATCTTACTGTTAAATCTTTTTATGATGTATATAGAGGTAATGCGCGTTGGAAATGTGAATGTATTTGTGGGCGATATACTTTAGTTTTAGCGAGTCATTTAAAAAATGGTGGAGTTCAATCTTGTGGTTGTTTAAGAATTTATAATTGTCATGGTATTATTACACATGGTATGACAGATACACCAACTTATTCAAGTTGGCAAGCTATGCATCAAAGATGTTATAATAAAAATCATTTAAGTTATTCTGATTATGGTGGTCGAGGTATAAAAGTTTGTGAAGAATGGCATATTTTTGAAACTTTCTTTAAAGATATGGGTTTACGACCAGAAGGAAAAACGCTTGATCGTCTTGATGTTAATGATAATTATTATAATGATAATTGTGTCTGGTCAACTATTGAGGAACAAGCTAATAATAAAACAAGTACAACATTTGTTTATTATAATGATAAATATATGTCAACTAGACGCTGGGAAAAATATTTAGGATTTAAATCGGGAGTAATTCGTGAACGTTTGAGGGCGGGGTGGTCGATTGAACGGGCTTTAACAAAATAAGGGAGGTGTGTCATCGGACCTGACAGAGACCAACGAGAGAGCTTCAAACAACTGATTAAGCAATTCAGAGAGGAGACCAAGGACGAGAATAAGGAGCCAGAATTTTCGAAGCTGGCCCCTCTCATGGTCAAGATGCTTGAGGTTGCCATCGGGAGCTATGTGAAGAAGGGCTAATCTTAAAAGGGGGAAAGGGAATTCCCCCTTTTATTGGAGGTGTGTCATCCGTCAAATCATTGTGAATGAACCGAATCTTAATCTTAGATATATTTATTTTCTTATTTATCTTATTGATGGTGTTACTCCGGCTTTAGATGAAGAAGGTGGGATTCCTGAGATCAATATTGATAATACTGGGTGGCAGAATATTGATATTTCGTATTTGGAGGCTGTGGGATATGGCAACTACAGAGCCTTCTTGGCGGATAATGCTGTATCTAAGGCAGGGAGTATAATATTATCTCATTTTGAATCAGATCATACTACTGATACCCAAGGCGAACCTGTTCAAGTAGTACAGAATTTAAGTTTAATTCCGATATTTGAAGATCCGCTTTCTCCTTCAACTGTTTTGACTTACCTTTCTCTGCCGGAAGCAGAACAATATTTTGCAACTAGATTTGCTTCTGATGCCTGGATTAATGCTTCTCAAGAAGATAAAATTACTGCTTTGGTGATGGCAACTAGAGACATTGAACAATTAAATTTTATTGGTTGTCAGGCTGATCCGAAGCAATCCCTTGCTTTCCCTAGAAAGACCGGTCTCTTAGATGCTCCTATTAATCCGCCACAGATTAAGTATGCTTGTTGTGAGATAGCGTATTCTTATTTAGATGGTATCGAGCTTGAGGCTGAAATTAACAGAATTATTATTGAAGATCAGAGATTTTCTGGGGTAAGTGAGACTTATCGTGGTGTAAGTGTTAATGAGGCAAAGCGGGCTGGTATAATTAGTAATAGGGCTTGGTTATATCTCAAGCCTTATCTTAAAGATGGATATGCTCTCTCAATTAAGTGACCGGCTACTGAGTGCCGGGGAGATACCGATGCCAGATGAAGATCCGCCGGTTCCCGATCCTGATCCGGAACCACCGCCAACTCCGCCGCCAGGAAAAACGTTTACCCAAGAACAACTTAATACGTTCCTGGCTGAGGAGCGGCGTAAGGCTCAAAAGGCTAACGAACGAACTATTAAGCAACTTGAGGAACTTAAGAAGACTCATCCTTTTACTTCTGAAGAGAAGGAGAAGCTTGAGTCTAGAATTGAGGATCTCAGGAATGAGTATCTAACCAAGGAAGAGCTGAGTAAGAAAGAACAAGATAAACTTAGAAAGGAAGCTAAGAAGAAAGAAGAGGATCTTGCTAAAGATCGTGATGCATGGAAGGATCGTTATACTACTTATGCTATCGAGCAAGATATTTATACAGCAGCAGCACAGGATGCTTATAATCCGATGCAAGTCGTGAACCTTTTGAGACCGCTCACACGACTCGTTGAAGAACTCAACGAGGATAATCAGCCGACCGGAAAGTTGGTATCTAAAATCCGTCTAGCATCGAAAGATAAAGACGGAAACAATGTTATGCTTGAGTTATCTCCTTCAGATGCAATTAAGCAAATGAAAGAGATGCAAGAGCATGGCAATCTCTTTAAGTCTGGGGCACATTCTGGAGTGGGAGGCAATAGTGCTTCTACTGTTCCTAAGAATGGTCCACCACTAGACGATCCAGCGGCGTATCGTCTGTGGAGGAAAGCCTCCGGCTTAAAGAGATAAGGAGACCTGAATCCTTAATCAGGGTTATCTTTAAGCGGATAAAATAAGATGTTCTTATCTCCGCTTACGGACACCGACATTAGTCGGGAGTGCTTCCTATTCTCAGGAGACTCCCATGGCGCTGCCACCGAATACTGTTGATGCTTTCGTTCCCGAACTTTGGGCTCAGGAAGCTCTTGCTATCCTTGAAGAAAATATGGTTATGGGGAACCTCGTATATCGAGATTTCTCTGACGATATCGCTGCCTACGGCGACGTAGTAAATACCCGCAAGCCGGGTGAGTTTAAGTCGAAGAGGAAGACCGAACAGGACGCTGTTACCGTCCAAGCGGCAACCGCCGTTAATATTCCTGTTCCTCTAGATCAGCACCCGCACGTCTCTTTCCTCGTTAGAGATGGTGAGGAGTCGAAGTCCTTCCAAGAGCTAACTCAGGTTTATCTGCGACCTGCTGCGCTAGCAATAGCGAGGCAGGTCGATATTATTTTGTCGGTGCAGTGTCACCGATTCCGTAAATATTGTTCTGGTGGTCTTGGTACTCTAACTAGTACCAATGCCGGTAATATTCTTATCGATACTCGGACTAAGATGAATCAGAATAAGGTTTTGGAAGATAATGATCGGAATCTAGTTCTGACTACGGTATCTGAGGGTGCTCTTCTTAAGAATACCCAATTCACCGATGCCAATAGGGTTGGTGATGACGGTACCGCCTTGAGGGAAGCGTCCTTGGGGCGAAAGTTCGGCTTCAATATCTTTATGGCTCAGAATACCCCGTATGTTCCTCCTGGAACTACGACTACTGTCACCGGCACTGTGAATAAGGTCGGTGGTTATACTCCAGGAACCAGCACATTTGTTGTGGCTGGTCTCTCAGCCGCTATCACTGCTGGACAGTGGGTTACATTCGCTGGAGACGACTCTCCACTTCAGGTGGTATCTACGGTTGGTGGTGCTACTCCCACCTCTATTACCACTTCTACGGGTTCCTCTGGTACCGTCGCTAACTCTGCGGTGGTTACTGTTTATGGTAAGGCCACCGTTAATTTGGTTGCTGGGTATGCTGCCGGATATGCCCAAGATATTCTAATTTCTGGTGGTACTCCGGTTGTCGGTCAGCCGGTAACTTTTGGTACCGATTCCACTAATATTTATGGAATCATCGATACTGATGGTTCTACTTATATTACTGTCGATCGGCCCTTGGTACTTGCTCTAGCCAATGGCGATGCTGTTAACCTCGGTCCAGCGGGTTCCTACAATTTTGCATTTCATAGGACCGCGATTGCTTTCGTCAATCGCCCACTTGCTATTCCTCGGAATGGTATGGGTGCTTTGGCCGCTGTCGTAAACTTTAATAATCTCGCGATGCGAGTAGTTATGTCGTACGATGGGTTCGATCAGGGTACTCTGGTCACCCTTGATATGCTGATGGGGGTTGCAATGTTGGAGCCTCTTAACGGCGTGCTTATGTTGGGATGATCCATATGATAGGATTAAAGGTATAATTTCTTATGAGTGTGGTAGAATAACCTACCACACTCATAAATAAAATTTAGGAGAAGAAAATTTAGGAGGATTTGTGGAACCGCAATATCTTGTTAGTATTGCAACCTCTTTGAGTGCTGCAGTTCTAGCATTAATACCAGTTTACCAGAAGTGGAGAGAAATTAAAAGGAATGAGGATGTAGTAGATAAGGAAAAAGGAGTAGATTCTTTTGGAAAGGATGTTAAGGAAGCATTTAGGGCAACATTTAATAGTAAAGATTCTCTCTTAATTGTCTCTTTGAGTATTTTAATTTTAGGCGGTCTAATACATAATACTTTTCGTGCTGCGGCTGCTGCTGAAGTGATAAATAGACATTTTGAAGAGTTTCAGCAAGTAAAGAATATTGTTAATCAAAGATTTGAAATGGAGAAAACAAATTATAAAGAGATTCAAGAAATACTCAAGCGGGTAGAGATAGAACTAATTAAGAGAAGGGCAGAATTAGATCAGGAGCGTAGAAAATGATTAGTCGTCGAGAATTTCTAGGGTCTTCTATCACTGCGGCCCTCCTTAAGCCGCCAATATTTTCCCTCTTCGGTTATGAATATTCTACTTATAAAAATCTGCGTTTTTTAACTAATTGGAAGACATATTCTTGCTTAACTCTTTATTGGGAACCCGGTAAACGATGTCTCTGTTGGTATAATAATTGGAAGAAGGGAAGGATTCCATTTGCTATTGGTTTCTGGGGCGGTAAATTCCGCATTCAAAGAGCAAAATCAAAGAAGATTTTTTATGAACAATCTTAGAGAAGTAATTTATGCAATGAAGCATCGCTTCGGCACTCCCGTTGATATTTATAGTCCTACGCCTCCGGTCTTAAACCCTGAGACCGGAAAGAATATTATTTCTATTGGTAAACAACATATTCGGAAAGCAGTAGTAGTAACTAAATCTTTGTATAATTGGGTTTCTACTCTAGGAAATAAAATCTCAAAGAACTCCGGTATGGTTGAAACTGATATTACTGAATTTGTAATAGATTCTAAGGACGTTAGGGTACCTCCGAATCTTAATGATTATATTGATTATAATAACTCCCGCTATGACATCTCCAAGATAGCCCCTATAGATAAGAATAATAAAGTTTTTGGTTGGTTTATTACTGCTCGTAAAACATCAACGTCCCTCCTAAATAAACAGGCCGATCAAATTATTTGGGATCAATTAGTTCTTGCTCAGACCTTTAATTTTACTCTTTTGGGTCCAGGATTTGAAGATGAATTAGAGTTTATTGATTCCTTCTTAATAATCGAGATCTAAAGCAGAAGAATTAGCAAAACAGTTTTACGAAATATTAGCACCATTATAAAACAAGAGAAAGGTCAGCAGTTCCTTGGGAACAAGAAAATAAGAGCTTAATGATTGCATAGAAATTCTTAAGAGGAAATCGATTGCTTAATCCAAATCTTAACCGCTGGATTTATGCCTCAGTAGTCAAACATTTTATGTTGGCTGCTGAAGAGGCTTCGATTCCGCTCTATATAGATCGGTATGATAGGAATACTTCTTGGGTTGAGCTAAGATTTATTGGTCCTAGTATTAATCAGCTTAGTCGGAGCACTTATCTCATTTTATGTAGTGTAGATTTAATGCTTACTGCATTTGTTGAGAAAGATCAGTACCTCATGAGTAGGATGACTGGTGCTTTTGCTGCTGCATATATGGATATTTGTGTTTATAAATACGGAGATAGTCTTGAGGACGATCATGGTCTTGTTTCTGAGCTTAAGTTAACGCCCCGAAACAACAACAGAATAAATATTATTAACTTTGGTCTTATACAACAAGATACTCATATGCAAAGAAGCGTAATGAGTAGTGATTATGAGATGCTATTAAAAGATGTTAAGAGCCCGGCTTTCCACCTTCCGAGGAGACAAAGATGAAACGTTTTCTGTTCCTGGTCCTGGTTTTTATTCCAGGAACCTCCTTCGCACAGAGCTGCTACTCTCAAGCATATTCTTCGGAGCTTCCTCCGACTGCTACTATTGGCCCCTCGGTAATATTTGAACTCGAAGCGATCCCCGATATTCCTTCTAAGGCCACACCACAGCTTCCTTCTAAAGCCACTCCTCAGGTTGCTACTCCTATCTACTCAGCACCAATAGTTCGTTATTCAGCACCGGTGTTTTCTTCTCAAATTTATTCTGCTGCTCCGTCAGTCTATTCGGCTCCGAGATTCTCTAGGTTCAAACAAAAGTTCAAGATGCGTGGTCGCGTTTGCGGACCTAACGGCTGTTTCTAAGGAGAGAGAAAGTGAAGAAGTTTTTGATTATTCTGATGTTGTTTGCAGTCAATGCCAAAGCTGGTACTTTGGTATACAATGACTCTGGCAACATCGGAGAGTTCAGAGCTACTAATACTGGTATTGTTGATGGTACCGCTACTATTGTATTTTCGGTACCAAATCTTAGTTCCCAGATGAATACCGTTAATGGGAGCTTTATTGCTCCTGAGGCTATTTCTGTTCCTGGGCCTATCACCCTATTGGTCACTTCCACCGGAGTAAATACTTATTCTTTGGGACTTGATCCTCCTGAGTATCAAAAAGTTATCGGTGATACTCCTGGGGCTCAAGCTATCTTAAATTTTAATCTCCAAACAGGAGTAACTCCACTAGCAAATTTCTTTAATGCTTCTGGTATCGTAACTGGACTAGAAGCAAACTTGAATCCCAATTATGATTTTAGTTTATTTAGTGCCGGTACAGGAACTATTAATTTTACATTTACTGCTACCGCCTTTAACGGGGCAACGGACTTTGCCAGTTTCTTTGCTACTTCTGGGGCGGTTGCTGTCGGTAATGGATCGTTTTCTCAAGCGATCCCGGAGCCCAAATCGGTAATTCTCTTTGGGCTCGGGATAATGCTTCTCCCGCTGTTTAAATATATTTCCGGATAGTTTGTGTATACGTCGTTGCCGCTATGATTAAGAGAATCTGCCCGTTTCTCCTTTTCAATGGGGCAATGACGTATTAGACGCCGCTAACCAAGTCCTACTTGAGGAGGTGTGTCATTGCGGTAATTGATCTAAGAGCTGCTACAGTTTTTATAAGCGATGGTAGTGTTTCTGCCGTTGCAGCGACTACACTTAGTGCTGATGCTGCTAGAGGGTCAACAGTTCTTGCGCTTACTTCAGCTACCGGCTATATACCGGGGCTCGGTATCACTATCGGAGATTCTTTAGAGTATTATGTTATTGAGGCAGTGGCAGGAACATCGGTAACGATTGTTCCTCCACTAGTTGAAGATGCGGCTTCAACAGATCCTGTTGAAGCGATCGGAAATATGCTTGAGGTAAAGATCGGAGAAGGAACGCTAACTTACTCCGAGAAGCGAGCTGTAACCTATGTCCTCAATCGTGGAAAGATTTATACAGTCAAACTAGGAGATGACTCTCCGGTTGAAGTATCCCTAGATTTTATCTGGGAGTTCCTCAGAGCGGCAACTGGAGATCCGCCCACCGTCGAAGAGGCTCTCAAGAATATCGGAGAAGCTTCGGATTGGGTATCTTCCTCTTCCGATCCGTGCGAGCCGTATGCCGTTAATATTACTATTTGCTACGTTCCTCCTTGCGGAGATAGCGAACGAATCGAACTCGCTGACTTCCGTTGGGAATCTCTCGATCATGATCTTAAGGCTGGGCAAGTGAGCGTCAAAGGCAATTGTAATATTGCTTTTGCAACTGTCACTCACGGCACCAGTTAAAGAATCCTTAAGAAGGAATCATGATTTCAAAATCTTAATTACCGGAGACGGACATGAGAATCGCTGGGAAGAAACTATCTGAACCAAATATCGAAATTTTAATTATTCCTAGAGGCGGAGATAATGAGGATATTATATTTAAAGCTAAAGCAGTCCTTGATATGGATACTTTCGATAAAGCATATCCAACCCCATCTGCCCCGATGAAAATAGTCAAAGGCGGAAAGAAGGTTGAAGACGTAGATAGCCCAATGTTTAAGAAGAAGGTTTCCGATCATAATAGAAGGAGAATCGGATATCTTATTATTAAGTCTCTAGAAGCTACGGAAGGCTTAGAGTGGGAAACCGTTGATCTCAATAATCCCGAAACTTGGGAGAATTATGAGAAGGAACTTAGAGATGGCGGTTTCTCTAATATTGAAATTATGAGAATTATTCAGTGCGTAATGCGGGCTAATTGCTTGGATGAGAGTAGATTGGATGAGGCCAGAGATCGTTTTTTACTTACGCAGCAGGCACAAGACACATCATCTTCCCTCCAGGAAGAACCCAACTCTACGCTATCTGGTGTGCTTGCTACAGACTCGGAGTAAGACCTCCTGGAGTACCAGAGAGTTGGGATGAGTTAGATAAAAAGAATGATATCTGGACAATGGCTCTTATCTTAGCTTTTGACCAGATAAAATCGCACGAAGAGTTTGAATTAGAAAAAGCAAAGATTGGAGCACCGAAAGGAGCGATGTGATGCCCTTTAAATCAAAGGCTCAAGCAAAATATTTGTTTGCGAAGCATCCGAAGATTGCGAAGGAATTCGCAAAGAAAACCAAAAGCATCAAGTCCCTTCCCAAGAAGAAAGGAAAGTAAGATGGCCAAAGAGAAGTCCAAGGTACAGAAGGAAGTACAGAAGAAAGGTAAAGAGGTAACAAATTTTCCTAAGAAGGAATCAAAGAAGGAAACAAAAAAGAAATGAGACTCCTCGATCTATTTTGTGGATCGGGAGGTGCGGCTCGTGGATATGAGTTAGCTGGTTTTGATTTTATTATCGGAGTAGATTCAGAACCGATATTGAATTATCCTTATCATTTTATTCAAGCTGATGCTATAGAATATTTAGAGGAATGTGATATTACTTCTTTCGATCTTATTCATGCTTCTCCTCCTTGCCAACAGCACTCTTTAGCTACCCGATCCCAAAATAGAGATAATCATGATTGTTATATCAAAGAGTTAAGAGAATTCTTTGATCAAAATAATTGTTATTATGTTATTGAAAATGTGAGAGATGCTCCACTTATTGATCCTATTATTCTTGAAGGAAATATGTTTAATCTTCCTATTGTTAGAAGAAGGCTCTTCGAGGTTAATTGGCAGTGCTCGCAACCTGAACTAAGAAAATATAAAGATTATATTAGTAGATATGTTACTCTCGCTGGTAATGGTGGTACAGCAAGTTCTTATAAACTTTACAATTATCAATTAGCTACTGGTATTTGGTGGATGAATCGAGCCCAAATTATTCAAGCGATCCCTCCGAAGTACACACAATACATCGGTGAGAAGTTTCTTCAATTCAAGGAGAACGTGAATGGGTCTGCAAGAGGTTTGGGTTAAGTTGGTAATTTTTGTGCCAGATCAATCAGGAGTTCCTCCTGGATTGGGTGGCGGTGGCGGTCAGCCCCCAACAATCGGTGGTGGGCCAATTTATCCGCCGCAAATTTGGCCACAGCCGCCGGGAGGAGGAGGAGGATTCCCAGGAGGCGGAGGAGGATCTCCAGGAGGAGGAGGAGAAAGACCGAGCCATCCGATTTATTATCCTCCTGAGATCTGGCCGCAGCCACCTGGAGGAGGAGGAGGATCTCCAGGAGGAGGAGAAAGACCAAGCCATCCGATCTATTATCCGCCGCAAATTTGGCCGCAGCCGCCGGGTAGTGGTGGTCGTCCGCCCACAATCGGTGGTGGACCAATTTATCCTCCAGAGATTTGGCCGCAGCCGCCGGGAGGAGGGAGCAGACCCCCAGGAACAGGAAATTATCCTTCACACCCTATTTATTATCCACCGGAAGTTTGGCCACCCCGCCCCCCTCAGTAGAGACTGATAGACCGCCGATTTATCAGTCTTTGCCAGAGAATTATTCCGTCCCTCCTGCCAATCCTGCCGAGCCTCCTGATCTAGGGAGTCCAGGATTCTGGTGTACGGTTTTCAAGGACGGAAAATTCAAATTGGCGTATATTCAAATCGCCGTAAATACTTCCCCCGATCACGAAGCTAAGCCGCCGGAGAAAGGACTGCCTGGAGAGTGGATCTCAGTCTACTCTTCTGATCCTCCTGACTCGGCTTTGGCTTGGATTCCATCGGAGGAAGAGGAAACAGAGAAGAAGAAAGAAAAGTGAGTCGGGGGTCGGAGCCCAGGGAGGGGCTCCGTTTAAGGAGATTCCAATGCCTATCAAGACTCGAATGAAACTTCATAATGTTAAACTATCTCGAGAAAATTATAGGAAGCAATTTGATAAAGATATTGAGAAGCATATGCACGCTGCTGCCAGGGAGTGGCTCCTAGCCGTTTATCCACTAGTCCCTGTTTGGACAGGAATGGCTCGTGGCTCATTAATTCCATTGGGTGCATTTCTTAATGTTCCTATTCCGATTGATAGAAATCCTTCTGCTGATGCTCATGGTTTGATTGATCGTGGATTTTGGGATGGAATTCCATTAGGAAAATTTCAATTTAGATTTACCCGGACACAATTTCGATTTCATTTTTCTACCGATGTAGAACATTATATGGAGAACGAATTAAATGTTGCTCCATCATATTTACATCTTATCAATCCTACGCCTTGGCATTCATTTGAAGCCGGTGCGGAAGCATTTAAAGCATATGTAGAATCAACTTTGATACCGGGACTACCTAAAATAAAGAAATATTTTGCTAAATATGTTGCTTATGAAACTCATGTTCCATTTTAAAAAGGAATTTGATGGCTGACCAAGTAGTTAGTAGTCTTGGCATAGATGTAAATGATTTTATCGCTCCGATGCAAGAAGTCAATGACGTTCTTGCCGCGGTCGATAAGCGCATGAAGTCATTTGGTGGTACTACTGCTACTTTCGATAAAAATCTTGATGCACTTACTGTTACTGTTAAAACTCAGATTGATGCTTTTAGAACTTTATCAGAAACTTTTAGAAGAACTTTTGATGATAAAGGAGTACCGCAGGGAATAGAGAAGGTTGGAACATCTTTAAAAAATACAGCAAAGCAATATCAAGCTGTTAATCAAGATGTTAAAGATCTCGGTGAAAGTTTAATGACCCTGAGTAAGAGGCAGGGCGATTATGTTTCAAAGGCAAGCAAGCCAACTTTTATTGAACAATTTACTTCTCCTACTGCTCTTAAGCAAGGTACTTCAGAAGAACTTGTTAGAGCACAGAAGGCAGCAGCTTCATATAATACTACTTTACAACATCTAATTTCTACTCAACAAATAACTGCTGCTGAAGCACAAGATGTAGCTAAAGCATTTGCTGCTGGCGACATGGGTAAGATGGCTGATGAGAGGTTTGCTCCTCTTATTGATTCTTTGAATAATGTTAAAAAGAATATCTCTAATATTGGTGCTGATTTTAGGAGCGGTATTGCTAAAGCATTTAGTCCCGATTCTGGTGATTTAGCCGGTGCGAGGAGGAAATTAGATACTGTTTTTTCAGGAATATTTCCTAAGGGTGTTCCAGCAGAACAGCAAGCTAATATTGATTCTGCTATTACTAAGGTAGTAGATAAATATGAGACTTTAAACAATATCAGTTTGGATCGCTTCAAACAGATAGTAGATAGTGCTTATGGTACTGCTGCTAATAGCTTTCAAGGTATGGAGGGTGTACTTTTCAAATATGCTAGAACTGCAATTGAACAACTTGAAAAAGCTAATGCTGCTATTGAACAACATGCAGTATTAATGAAAAATCTTTCTACTGGTGGACAAAAAATATCAGGATTGGTTGGGGCACCACCAGTTCTTGGTTCAGATGTTGATATTGGGAAAGCTGAAAAACTTAGGAGAGCTTGGACAAATGCTATTGAAGATATTAATACACACGTTATAAAAGGAAAATTTGATGATACTGAAATTCAAAAAGCTATTGCAGCGTCTAAAGCAAGTGTTACTGATTTCTTTAATAATTATGATAGAAGAATTCGTGAATTAGCAGATAAATTTAAAGTTACTAATAATCTCGTTCATGATTTTACGACAGCAATTAATCAAGCCGCTGCCGCCGCTAATAAGGGGGTGGGAGCGGCTACGCCATTTGGTGGATCTACTCAAGGCATTGCCAGTCAACTTCAGGGAATGATTCAATCTAAACTTAATGTTCCATTAAAGGACCTAAAGGTAGCAGATTTTAAGAGAATAAATGATATTATAAATGAAACTGCTATTAATATTAGTAAGGGCACCCATAACCTTCAAGATTTTGAGCGAGCACTTGCTGCTATTAGTGCCAGAAAATTTACTCCGCCGCAGACCCCAGAATTAGAGAAAGTTGGTAGAGACGCTGCAACGGTAATGGGAGCAGTTGATGGAGTAAATAATAGTGTTAATAAACTTGGTAATCGACTTATTACATTACGGAATGCACTCCGACTTGCTGTGGTATCTGAAATTTATCAATTGATAGCTGGCATCAGACAACTCTTCACTGGGGCAGTTACCTCCGCTCAAGAGCTTCATGTTCAGATTGGTTTAATTAAAGCTATAACTCAAGACGCAAATAAGACAACGGCTGACTGGATTTCATCACTTAGAAATCTCTCTGATGAGACTGGTAGAGCTATTGGTGAAGTTTCTGTAGCGGCATATGATGCTTTGAGTAATCAGATTGTTAAGAGCACTGAAGATACTGAGAAGTTTATCAAAGTTGCTAGCGATTTAGCGAGAACTACCGGAGCAACATTGCCTGAAGCTGGTAATATCTTGGCAGTAACACTAAATGCTTATTCTAAGAATGTTAATGAAGCTGAGAAGTTGAGTAGTCAGTTCTTTGCTGCTGTTGATATTGGTCGTTTGAAGCTTAAAGATATCGGTAATATTCTTGGTAGAGTAGGAAACACTGCTCATGCCCTATCGGTATCAACGGGGGAGCTGTTGGCTGCCCTCTCCGTACTCACGCAGACCGGTCTATCTAGTGAAGATGCTATCACTAGATTAAATAATCTTTTAATTAAGATATATAATCCTACGAAAGATATGAAAGAACTGTTCGGAGAAATGGGAGTAACGAGTGGCCAACAGCTTATTCAAGTTAAGGGTCTCTCTGGGGCGCTTCAAGAGTTTGATAAAGCTATTAGGAGTGGTAGTGCCTCAGCTCAAAAACTATTCCCTGAGATCAGAACTCTGGGTGGCTACTTTGGATTATCTGGAGATAATCTAGAGAAATTTATTAAAGCCATCGCTACTACTACCGATAATATGGCAAATTATAAAGGAGCGATACAAGAAGTTCTTACTCCTTCTCAACAATTTCAGAAGAGCATTGAGCAGATTAAGAATGTATTTACTGTTGGCTTCGGTACTAAATTTATTGATGCCTTCAATGAACTTAATAAGATATTCGGAAATCGTGGACTCGCTAGCGCTATTGAAGCTGTAGCGGAGTCGTTGTGGCTTATTGTTAAAGTTGCTGGTGCTGTTGCTGCTGCAATAGTTTTGGTTAAAGGGTCACTTTTCATTTTAATTGATGTGCTTGGTGCGGCCTATAATGCTATTCATACTTTTAGTCTTGGATCTATAGCAGTAACATCAACAATAAATCCTTGGATTCTTGGTATCGGCGTTCTTACTGTTGGATTGGTTTCTCTTATTGAGGTCTTAGACCTTTACGATAAACATTTGAAGCAAGTTATTGAAGATCAAAGGAGAGTTGCTGAAGAGGCGAGTAAATTTAGTCCTGTTAATGTTAAGGCTAATGCTCAAGCTCAATTGAATGAGGCATTAGGTAAAGGCTATCGGGATGCTCTTGGCACCTCAGTACAGACAGCTACTATTAGAATGAATCAAGCCTATTCCGCCATGATTGATAATCAGAAGAAAAAGACTACCGAACTTAAAGAGCATGTTAAATCTGCATTTAAAGAATTAATTGGTTTCCTTGAGAAAATTAAGTCTAAACTTGAGAGCACCATTCAAGATGCAAATCAGGGGCTTAAAGACCTTAATACTAAGAATATGGAGGATAAACTCAAAGATGTAGGGAGCTTCTTCGAGGATCAGATATCGGTTGTTCAAGGTCTTGGTGGTGGTCAGGATCTTGTAGCAATAACAAATATTCGATTAAGGCAATTCGAGGAAGAGAAAAATATCTATGATGATTTGATTAGAAAGAAGAATGAGTATTTTAAGGCTGGAAATATTAGTGAAGCTAATGCGGCATCAGCTAAGGCAGCAGATCTTTTAGATCGGCAAGTTGATATACTCCGTCAATTGGGCGTTGAAACTGCTATCAATCAAGGCAAAGAGGGATATCGATTACCTTCTCGTGATTTTCTCGCTCAAGAAATTGGTGAGCGGAAGGCATTAAGAGAATATGAGAAAGCTGATTCACAACAAAAACTTAAATTAGCAAGAGATACCGCAGCAGAAGAGTTAAAGATTGTTCTTGATACTATAGCCAAAGCTACTGCCGCTCAGGATGCAGCAGTTGTAGATCGTCAAAAACTTCTTGAGGATGCAGTACAGAAGCCAGGAGAAACAAAGGCAGCAGCATATGAGAGAGCATTCCAGCCTATTAAAGAGACATTAAGAAAAGGTATCGCTGATGTATCGAAGATTAAACCACAGATTGATAAACTTGGCTTGACTCAAGAAGCTGATGCTATCTTAGCTAATCTTCAGAAACAACTTGGGGTATTTAATACCAGTGAAAATACAATAATTAGGCTTCAAATAGAGAAAGATGAATTTGATAAGAATAGTAATACTGTAATAGAAAATTTGAAGAAGATGGAGAAAGCGGCAGCAGACGCTAAGATTAAGATTGATGAGTATAGTACCAGTATTAATAAGCTCTCGGGGCAAATGGGTGCTCTTAGAGCCCCAACTTTTGATTTTGGTCGTGCTACTGATGCCAGTGGAATGGTTGTTACTTCGGATCAACAACCGATAGCTCAAGGGGTAGCTGCTTTAAGTGCGGAGATAGCTAAAGCTAATAAGGATATAAGTACCGCCCCAGAGAATGCGGCAGAGAGTGTAGGACTCTTAGTACAGAAACTTCAAGAACTTAAAGCAGCAAATGAAGGGGCTGTTAAGTCTTTGGATCTACAGCAGCTTATTAACTTTTACACTGAAGCTAGAACATTAGCAGATCAATATAATGAAGCAGTTGTTGGTAGAAAGACTCAAACCGGAATCCAGGCTCTAGGAGTTGAAGCCGCTAGAACTCAACTTCAGAGTTTCGCTAATACTGTACCGCAGATATTATTGGCTACTGATGAAGCCTGGGAGAAATATGCAAAGAATAGTAAGAATTGGGCCGATGCAGTGGTGAGTCAATTTGGAAGAGTTAGCGGAGCACTTTCTGGGACTAATACAGCATTAGGTGGTGCTCTAAATGCTCAGCCTATTGGAGTAAGTGGTGGGAATGTTACTTTCGGTCCTGCCGCAGAGAAGCTTGACCAAGGTGCCGCAAAGTTTGGTTTAACTACAGAACAATTTGCTGGCGTAGTAGCTAATTTTAATGCTTTGATTCCTCAGCAGGCACAAGTTATTGGTGCTCAAGGACAAGTTGCAAATGAACAAATGCAAGCTGCGGCTGCAATACTAGGAGGAGGAAATGCATTAATAGCCGCTGCTAATGCATTGATGGGAGCAGCCAGTGGAACAGTTGAGGGAGGATTTAAATATGGTGGGAGAGTAAGATTTGCTAAGGGTGGACCAAGTGGAACAGATACTATACCGGCTTGGTTGTCTCCTGGCGAATATGTTATGCCGAAAAATGCTACTGATAAATATTATAATATTCTTGAAGCGATGAGAGAGGGATCATTCACTCCTCAAGTGGTAGGAATGAATCGAGGATTCAGCTCTGGTGGAGGAGTTAAATCGACAGGAGGAAGTGTTAGTAATACTATTAATGTTACAGTGCCTAATAATACTCCTGAGAATGTTGCCCGTCAGCTTGGGCGGGAGATCAATAGAGAGATTCGACGAGGAAACATTAAGTTTCAGTAAGAGGGTCTCTAAGAAGGAGTCCTGAATCCTTCTTAGGGACTCCTTCTTGGGGATTCAGGACTCCTTCTTAGGGACTCCTTCTTAGGGACTCATAAGAAGGAATCCTCGATTACTTCTTAGGGATTCAGGACTCCTTCTTAGGGATTCAGATTTTAGGAGAGAAATGATGCTAGAGAAATTTCCATTTCGGGATCTGTTCGGGTTCCAGATTATCAAGAAAAAAGCCCCAGAGACTCCAACAGACTTTTTGGGTCTTGAGGGTCTTTGGGGTGTTGAACATTGGAGATCGGGAGAGCTTATCGATACTTTCCCGTTCCATAACGGGATATCTAATCAGGGTAAGAACTATCTCCTCAATTGTGGGTTTGTTTCCGGAACCCAGATTCTGACAGCTAACTGGTGTATGTCCCTAATCGATAATGCCGGTTTTATTGCTCTATCTTCCGGCGATACAATGTCAACGAAACAGTGGCAGGAGTTTACCGGATATACTCAGACCAGCAGACCGAAGTGGAATCCAGCTACTTCGACCGCACAACTCCTAACTAACCCGACACTGTGTCAGTTTGACATCGGAGTGTCTGGGATTGTATATGGCGGATTTATTGTTTCGGACTCCGTGATTGGTGGTACAGGGGGAACCTTATGGAGTTCGGGAAGCTTCCCCAGCCCGACCAACGTGACCTCCGCGACAGACCAACTTCGCTTGGTCTACAACCTCGCATCCTAGTCTGAGTTACCGGGGGGAATATTATTTAAATTCATCAGGATTAGCAAATTCTCCATAATGATATTTTATGGCCTGTCTTCGCATTGCAATTGCATATTCAAGAGATTCAAATTCTCCAATATAAATTTCTGTACTCTTAATCCAAATTCTAACTCTCCATTTTTTATCTTTTTTATGCCAATTAATTCCTTTATATCCTGAAGTATTATCACTGCGTATTCCTGAATTTCTACACTGTTCACTATGTGTTGCACTTCTAAGATTATTCTTTTTATTATTTAAAGGATCATGATCAATATGATCGATCTCTGGACCTGCTAGTCCCATTCTCTTTGCTATTATTAAATGCATATAAATATTCTTTCCATCTTTTAATCTTCCTTGAACATACCCTCCACGATAGGGATTGTAATTCCAAGTACATATACACATTAATTCTATTGCATCTTCGTCATCTACCTCTGTAAATAAACCATTGCTCAATTGTATCCATGCCATAATATTTCTCCCGTAAGGGTACTCAGATTTTCCTCTACTAATACATAAAGCAGTAAAAGATTATTTTCCATTACTGGGGGGATTTAGTGCCAAATCCGATTGCAAAGTATGAATCCTTTATCGATATCTTGACTCTATTAGATAGATTCAAGAATCAGTTCGTCTATCTCTCCTTCGGGGATACTCTTCCCTTAAATGACTCCTTCGATCATCAGTATCAAGACTTTATTCTTAAAGATCAGTTATTTCCTCACGATGAGTTCCACGTTATTCCGCTTAATCTCCCGATCTCCGACAATCTCTCTTTTCGAGAGAGTTGGAAGAATGTATCGAATTTAATCTTCACTGATGTCTTATTCTTAGTGGATGTTTGGAATCCTCTTATTATCTATGATACTCTCCCCCTAACTGATTCCTTCTTATTTAGTAGCGTTTGGAATATGCAGCAAACTATCTTGTTCACCGACTCGTTTCACTTAACTGGATCATTTGGTAATTCAATTAATGATAACTTAAACTTACAATCTATATTTGTCTATATGGTTATGCCAACTGGTACCATCTGTTGAAGAAGGAATCCCTAAGAAGGAATCCTCGATTCATAAGAAGGAGTCCCTAAGACGGAATCCTTGATTCCTTTTTATGAAGAAGGAAACCCTAAGAAGGAATAAAATGTTAACATTAAAGTGGCACGCCACTTCGATCACATTACCTTCACCACTATTCAATGATAAACTTTCTATTAACTACCGTAAGATCATTAATAAGAATCGTGGTAATGAGCTTATTGTCTCTAAGAAGATTGGCTATGATTATCTTAATAGCGTTAAGACAGTATCATACGAGTTCGAATATTTGGACTCTATTCTTAGGAATCAGCTCTTAGATTTTCTAGGAGTATCAGTAGGAAGTCCAATTGATGTAACAGATTATGATAATTTAGTGTATCGAGGAATAGTAATTACTCCATCTGCTGACTTCACTCAACCTGGAAGAAATAATAATCGAATCAATCTGGAGATAGAGGTCTTAAAAGAACTGGTCGGCAATACTATTCCGATCAGCGGTTTAAAGGGAAACAAGCTCATTACTCAAGGATTCGGTTTGAAATCTTCTTGAGGCTGTTTTGTGAGAAAATTTACACAAACATTTGCTAATGCAATTAATACTCAATACGCTATTGAGCCGATCTTGATTGTGGCAGTAGATTGGTCCCGTTCCGGTAATTGGGCTTATTATTGTGATAAAACAGTCTTTAATGATAAGGGAGACATCATTGTCGAAGGTAGAATAATATCTGTGCCCACTATCGAATCAATCTTGAATGTTCAAACTTCTGGTTCCTCGGTATCCCTTGAGGTAGTTCTCGATGATAGCGACGAGTATTTCTTGAAATTAATGGACAACGTTGACATTCATATGGTGGGATGTAAGTTATATCTTCATATTATTGGTATCCCCTTTAGCGATGCTATGGAACTCTTCGAGGGGCACTTAGTTAGTGACTTCGAGTGGAGCGATAAAGAGAAGACTTTCAAGTTCACTATGATGACTCAGTTCCAGAACTATGAAGTAGGTTTTTCTCCGGAGCAAGGATCAGTAGATAATCTTAAGGAGAGTATGATTGGGCAGGCGTGGCCGTTGGGCTTCGGATTTTGTTATAAGGCACCCACTGTACGAATCACAGATATTCCTGTTGGTATCACTACAGAGCCGATGGGTATCCACGATTATTGGCTCGATGCTCAATTGGCTAGTGGGAAAGCATTATATGATTATATGGCTATCGCTCAATTTTGGGCGATGGGAGCAGCGATTGCCGCATTCAATGGAGATACAGCAGGTCAGGAGGAAGCTGAAACGGAAATGAATAATGCTCTTATCGCCCAACAAGAGCAATTTAATAGTACGGGTGCTATCCAAGATCAGCTTACCGCACAATTAGACGTAGAGAAATTACATACATATGTTTTAACTGATACTCCGCTTAATTTAAGTGGGCTGTTCGAGGTAGGTGGGGTTTGGGTGGTGGGAACTCTTTCTAAGGTTAAACATCAGCAGGGAGTAGCTTATTTTAGTTTTAAGTATGTTTATCATAATCGAATCGAGATGTCTTTCGATCCTACCGCAGCAGATATCCGTCTTCAGACTTCCTTAGATCCAAAAGATTTTGAAGCAACAGTTGTCGATGAAACTTCATCCCTTTTGGAGGGTCCGATAACTAGAGGCGTAAATGATTTTGTTTATATCGAAGCGGGCTCCCAATTGAAGTATCTCGGTGACTTCAAAGTCAGATATGTAGTTAATATTGTTGCTTCGAAGATTCTTAGGGTATACGCCAACAGAACCTTCGAGGGAATAACTCGGAGGATGAAGGTTCCTAAGAGTTATTATAAACTTATAACAGTTGTTGCTCAAAATGTTCGTCAACTTCCTAATCGAACTTTCAGATGTACTGCTCTCCAGTTCTTTAGGCCACTGAGCGTTTTATTTAATCAGCATTGGACTGATGACGTTTATGTAACATATGAATCTTCGATTGGAGATTCATTTCAGGAAGTGTTGACTTACATTGTTCGCACCTTCTCCCTCTATGACGTAGATACCGAAAGCCTGAATAGTGTTCCCAGATTCAGACTTAATTTCGTTTATCTTGAGCTTAAAGATATTCTAGTAGCCATTAAGGAGATCTGTTACCAAAATAAAGTAGCGGCTACCTTAAGAAACGGTAAATTCTACTTTACTTATCTTCCTAAGTACATCATACCTTCAGTCTTCATCACGCTTAATGACATAATTGAGGACACATTCTACTTCACTTTTACTCCGACAGAACAGCTTATTACTAAGATGATCGGTTTATGGAGGGTTGACTTAAGCGATGATAAACAGAATAAAGTTATTATCAGATATAACATTAATAAGTATGGAACAATCGAAGAAACCACTGACTACTACTGCTTCAATACTCAGAAGGCTGTTGAAGCGTCAATGTCCTTCTGGATGTTCAGACGTGGTAATTCTTGGAAACAAATCAGGATTACGGTGCCGTTAAAGTTTATAGCGGTAGAGAGCTATGATATTATTATGTTGGATAGAGATACCTGCTCCAGATACAACATTAACAACGGGGCTCCTACTCCGGCAGTAGTAATGGATATTACTTGTAACGATAGCACCATCGACTTAAAGTTAGAGCTACCAATTATGCTGGGCACCAATACCGTAGACTGGAAGTATTGGCCATCAGGTTCATTTCAGTGGATCGGCAATGAAGTGAACTTAATTTATAATAATATTCAGCCACCAGTATTTTGGGATGGAATTTCATATACTCCTATTGCCAATCTCGGACCTGTAATTATTGATGGGGTGGGAGAACAGAGCGCTAATGGAAGTATAGGACCAGGAGATATTCAAGAATCTGAGGATACACAACGTCTCCGTACTCCCGATGAGCTTATTGCTAATTTAGATAATCAGAGCCCAAAGGGTATAGGCTTAGATAAGGAAACTCCTACTCCGGTAACTGGGGATTACGGTGGTACATTGGGAGACTATATTTCTCCGACATATTCTTTAGGAGATTCAATTGAGGTCCAAGATGTTGGTCCCCCACCACTGTTTCAAATGAGCTATGCCCAACCGACAAAATCTCAGCCAGCTAAATCAACCGGAAAAGGTGGAAATGCATTTCCTGGATATATTATCGGTGGTTCGGGGACAGTTTATCAAGTGGCTGCACATTTTAGTGGGATGAAAGCGCCTCCTACCACTGTTAGCGCTACATGCCTCCAATTAAGTAAGGATGAGACGATCCCGCCGGGAACTGCTATAATTATTGTTGGATTTCCGGGATCAACAAGTCAATCAGCAACAGATGCAGAACGTCAAGCCACATACTTTTTCGTAATCAGCCAGTGGTACTGAGAAGGAAAATCTAAAAAAAAGAAACCCGTAAGAAGGAAAACTGATTCCTTCTTACGGGTTTCCTTCTTACGGGTTCTTCAACCCGGCGCTTGCCTGGTTTTTTCTGAGTGAGTGTGTTTCTCACCGGGTTTGTCCCCGGACTTCTCTCCCTCAAGCTCTTTAAGAAGCTTATCGATACTTGCTGATAGCTCCTTATTAGTGGACATCGATTTATACTTCTTAAGCTTCTCAGCATACGGGAACTCAGTCCCGTGGAGCATCTTTTTACGATACTCCATAATATTCAGAACATCGAGTTCAATTTCCTGTTGAGAGGGCTTCTCGCCCTCCTTCAAGGAAGCTGATGGTTTCTTTTGCCCCGCGATGACGGGGTCTTTCTTTTCTTTATTCATCTTCTTCCTCTTCCTCCTCCTCAGATTCCTCGTCTTTGGGGTCGGAATCCGAATCGTCGAATTCCTCTTCCACTTCCACTTCTTCTTCCACTTCAGGATCGGGCATCTTTTTCTCCTAGTAACGAGTACCAGCAATTTTATTAATAAACTTCTTATACGCTTCAGCAATACCGGCGGCTCTAACGAGAGTATCTGTACTTGAGTCTCTAATATCTAATTTGCTTAAGATAATTCCTGGACTTAAATCATCGAATTGGTTCTCCTCAACGTTGAAGGATGTCCAATCATTAAAATATAATGCCATCATCTGAATATCTCGAACTTGAAATGAAAATAAGGAATCGAAGTTAAGTCTACCCAACCACTGAATTAGATATTCTTTCTTCCGATACCAATCATGGGTAACTACAGATATTCTTTTGCCCTCCTTTATATTAAATTTATTCTCCTTCCAATCCTCGAACAAGTCCATTAGAGATGTTCGATCTATACCGACATTGAAGGCTTTAGTATATTTTGTTTCACTTACCCCGAACTTCTCCTTAAAATTGGTGCCTTGAAGGTTATAAGGACTCACCCTTGGTTTGATAACGGCATAGAATGGCGTTATCGTTCTAGATACTTGAAACTTATTATTAAGTGGGAAGATGCAGATCTCAATAAATTCATCGCTATTTTTTATTAGATGCATATCTACAGCGGCAAGATAATTATGATTAATTACCTTAGAATTGAACATCTCTCCCCGCTCTTCAGGAGTATGCAGATAGAAGTCATCCATCCTCTTCTTCCTCCCCTCCGACTCTGTTCTTAGCGTCAAAGTCTTTTTCTTCCGCTATAGTCCACGATTTAACTTGGCCGTATCTAGCGAAGTAGTTACCACAACCATCAAACATTGAGGTTGTAGATTCTTCTTTCTTAATGGTCACAAAAATCTGAACAGTCTCGAAGTGCTCAGATAATTGTGCCATATGCGCTTGGACGATTTTCAATTCTTCGTCTTGAGACATATTATTTCCTCAGTTTGAAATGGTCTCGAATTATATCGATACATACTCCCCCGCTAACCGATCCAGTAATATCCATCAACTCAACGCCAAAAGAATTAAGGCTTGGACCGAGACCAGAGTAAGTCCCGAGACCATTAACAGCCTCATTAAAGTGGGCGGAGAGAATCGGTTCTGCTTTTGCTACAGGAATCATATCACTGTTTCTGAAGATAACAGCATGATATCGATCTAGCTTTGGGATCAGGGAAGCAAATCTATTATAATGTACTTTAAACTTTTCAGTTGGGGTAGTTACTGTTCCTGTACCACTTCCTTCTGGTAAATTAGGATCATCTAAATAACCATCATGATAAGTATTATAAGTTTCTACAGGAAGATCGGGAGTAACAAATCCTTCATCTGTCCAAGCAACTAGGAAGACAAGTAGATCACCGCCATCAATTAAAGACGGGTTACCCGGTATACCTTCAGTTAATGCCCAACACCATGATGGTGGAAAGGAAGATCCTGGAGATAATTCATAATTTCCCCAACCATCTACAGGAAAATAAGGATTGCCTTGAGATGATTCTGTTATTATAGGATTTGCATCTCCAGAACCGAAAGCTATCCCCGTATCCTTCAGGAATTCTGCTATTTCTGAGATAGCGGTATTATTGCCTGAAAGATTTGTAACAGCAATATCAAAACCTCCAAAATAAATACTTGAGGAGTTTATGAATAAGACTCCATGCTGTGGGCGGAGAATATAATTTTTATGTCCATAATTTCCTTCTTGATATTTAGCTTCTGAAGCAGTAAAAATTCCGAAAGGATCAGGAGGAAGTGTACGAAACCAATCAATATAGTTGTTAGCAGTGAATACGATCTTAGCTCTCCCAGCATTATATGCTGAGGTAGCTAGATTCTTCATAGTCTTAGATCTAGGAAGATAGCCAGGAAAGTTATTAATTGGTATGACCTCCATGAACTAAGATTGGTTTAACTTTAGTCTCAATAGCTTCCAAAGCATCTCCCTCTTTAGCCACTGGAAACTCACTGCTCCAAATAACGATTCCAAATGCTTGATATCGGGGATCATAATAAACACTCTTAATCTGGGAGTCTTTGGGAAGCTCTGGGAAGATCCACTGATTCAGTATTACTTCCCGATCTTCTACCTTGATGTTCGGAACGGAGAACATCTCAAGCATTCTTTTTTCACTGATATATGTCAATTTCAAACGTCGGTTGTTCATCGGCTTTCTCCAAGAATCAGAGACAGATATTACCTCAGAAGAATCGAAAATAATTAAACAGAAATGTGTATCGCTATTAAGATTATATTTAATCTTATCAGCAAAAGCTCTTAAGATCGCTTCTATTTCATTTGGGGCTTTCACTTTCTATAAGTCCTATAACTTCTTTTAGAAACCCGATTATCTCGGGCTTCTTTGTATTAGTTATATAAGCTGCTTCTTCTTGACTCTTAGCGAATATGAAGATGTAGCCATTACCTTCTAAATTATCATGGATAAACTGTTCAAAGTTCTTTTTGATCTCTTCTTCGTTCATTATCTTCCTCTTTCTTAATTAATTTAATTATGGTTATTAACCATCTCTTAGCTTTAGCCTCAGTAAGTTTATTTATAAATTCAATTAGCTCCTTATCATTAAGTTTCTCGAAGTCTTCGTAGTCCATTTCCGCTCCTACGGCTTGGCGTTTAATTCATATTTCCACACCCCATCAATTTTATTTAGATCGTCGAATACCGATGGGGAAATATGTTTAAGGATCGGGACTACTTGATCCATCACCATCCTAATTTCTTCTTCAGCTCCGGCTGAACTTCTCATATTAACAATATGCCGCCAAGCTCTAAGATTTCCGGTAGCTAAGATAGTGGTGGCTAATCCCAGTGGAGCTAGCCGCCTGAACCTTGAGGTCCAAACTTTCTTATCATGGAAGGTGCTTCCGCTCTTAATCTTATGACTAAGAGTTTCTTGTACTGCTTCCAAGTGCTCCACCGTCTTCTGATATAATTGATATAGCTCAGGATCTTGCTTAATCTCCTCCGGAATAAAGAAGCGTAGCTTATCTAATCGGACATACCTAAGAGATTCTTGGGAGTAGGCCATTCCTGCTCTGTGTCTCACCATTTCATGAGTAAATACTCTACTTACATCTCTAAAAAGTAGACTCACATTACTATGTTCCAATACGCTACCATGACTTTGCTTAATAATATTTTGAATATATTCTTTATTATCTTCTCTCACTTTAGTAATATTAGGATTAGTTCCCTCGGTACCATCAAACGGTGCCCAACTCCGATAGCAGATTCTCCCAGCTACTTCAATTAATTGATCAGATTCGGTGTCCGCATTACTCTCCCAATCGCTTTGTTTAATATCTAGAAGATATTGACTTATGCCCTCGAAATCAACAACAGTATATCCAATCAGATAGACTTTGGGGGTTATTTCTTTCATCCTTTTCTCCAAATTCCAACTATTTCTTTCTGTGCCGTTGAATAGTTATAACGATCATATGGCCGACCTTGTGTAGCCAAATGAACTAGATTCCAGATCAGCGCATCGGTACTCCCATTAAGAGGAATGTCTTCCTCTGTTACGTTCTCGATTATCCATTTAACTATTATAGCGTGCTCTTGGGAGGGCATTACAACTCCTTGACATTCGTCTTGATCCAATTAATAAGTCCTACTAACCACTTCTTAGCTTGAGCTCGATTTAAATTCTTAAGGAATATATTAAGTTCCTCCTCGCTAAGATTCTCGATCTCAACGGTTCTACCATCAGATGTTCTGACAAAGAATCCAGTCATTGGATTTCCTCTCCGAGATATTTAATCTCTGCTTCCTTCCTAGCTGCTATGGCATCTTCGATATCTGTATATCTTCCTAATTTATATTCTCGTCCATCTATTACTATTGCGGCTCTCCATTTTTGAGACCACTGCTCCCAATGTACTCCTCGATGTCCCGAAGTATTAGTAGAAATAATATCTCTATTTAAAGATTGTAGACTCTTATTAACGATTCTAAAATTATTTCTAGTATTATCTAAGCCATCACGATTTATATGATCTATTTCCATTCCTTTAGGAACAATAATTCCCATGCGTTCAACGATATCATGATGAAGTGTAAAATTTTTATGTTTTCTTTCAATTGTTGCATTTCTTTGAGCATATAATATTCTAGATCCTTCGGATTTCTTTACATAATAGTTATGCATACAAGTAAAAACGGCATCTTGTCTGTCTACGATTGTATAATATCCTTGATTCAATCTAATCTTCTCAATCGGCATATCTTATTCCTTAGAAGCATAAATGTTTCTTGGAGCACAAGCACCATTAGGAATCGCTTTATCCTCTTCAGCGATACCCATTCCATCGGTTCCCCATTGGTCACTCCACGAGTTCCAAAAACGAATCCTAAAAGGCCGAATCGATACTAAATCACATACGCAGACGCTATGTTGCGCCCATTGAAAGTCACCGGCCACCGGAATTCCCATTAAGAGACACGTTACCATTTGTGCTCTCATATTTCTCGGATCTAAATCATACCACTCCGAGACGGTATGCTTCTTAGCATTAATCCATGTCTCAGGATTATCGTTCTTAGGATCTTTCGATTGAGGTGGCCAATAATCGTAGCTCGGTACTCCACGTTCAGCAAGAAAGGCAAGACTTAATTGACACCATCCACCTTCATCTTTATAGTTCTTTATTAAACATGCTACCGCATAAGCACTAAGCCCAATATATGGTTGATTATTAGCGGCTCTAAGAAGGAGACAACAATTAACGGTGCTGAAAGCCCAGCAGTAGCCTTGTTTTCCTTGATCGGTTGAAGGAATCCTCTGGCCGAAATTACCCATATCCCGAATATTAGATAATTGAGCTTTAGCAGCGATCTGATCTTTTAATCGTTCTTCCCATTCATGCTCTGGTATCAGTGGGAGTGTGAACGGTACAGCTTGAGCATAATAGCCAAGCGGGAATGCACTGTAATCTCTGGCAATCAAGCCAGTACCGTGATGTTTAGCCTCCTCTATAAATGTTTTGTAGTTCTTATTAGTAATTATTTTACCCAACTTGCCCTCCTCTTAACGGGAACATATTTTTTCACTAGAGCAGCTATCTCTTGAGCGGTTAAAGGAAGCGGACCCTCGAACTCCTCTACCCCGTTATTGATAATAATCCAGGGTAATGTGGTGAACGGCTTATTCATTAAGTCCTGCCACGCTTTACTTTCGTTCTCCATATTAGTGTCTTTATCGAATATTCGCCACTCTGGAACTCTATCTACAACCAGACAAACACTATTAAGATATTTCCTTAGGCTCTGGGATCTAAGAGCATTAACTTGTTCTGGTGGATATTTAGAGAGGTCTTCGGACTCGTAAATCATCAATACTCTTAGTGCATATTCTTTAGGGGGTTCTACCGGTTTGGGTGGATCTATCGGTTTAGGATCAGGAGGTTTAGATCCTTTTTTAATAGTGACAAGAGCAATCTTCTGTTGCATTTTTCCGTCAGCATATGCCGTACATGATACTCTATAGTCACCACATGGACCAGTAAATATAATTTTAGTCCCTTTCTCATTACCATTAGATTGAGAAACTAGATAAGTAATATCTGGGGCATAAAGAATATCGAAGACACAACTATCTATTTTAGGTCCGGTAGCGGTAAGCTCCACGAGTTGATATTCATCAACACTTAAGGAACCACTGATATCGAGTGCCGGAGTCTGAGATAGAAATATAAGAAGAATAAGTATTTTCATTTCTCCTCCGATAAAATTCTCATCCAAACTTTACCATAAAATATCGCTGCTAATCTTTCTCTCCAGCAGAAAGCTTTAAACTTTTTCATCTATTTCTCCGGAAATATATTATTTTCTATTTCCACAGAGATTGGTGGTTGGTTTGATCCAGATAAAACCCTGATCCAAACTTTTCCGTAGAATAGTGCTCGGAGTCGTTCTTTAAAACTCATTTTCCAACAAGAAATACACATCTCCCCATCGGTCCAAACTGGAAGAGATATAATTTTTTGCACATTTTCTGAACGATATTGATTATCAAGAAGAGTGCTTGTCATATTCTTAAATGGTATCGGTTGCATCTGAGTCCCTAAGCTGAAACAATTTTATTATTCTTAACGGTTAATCGGATGCCCTTGGGGGTATCTTTCTCCCAAGATAAATTACAAATATATCTCTGATTCATCTCCGTAGTAAATTGACCTATCGGGGATCGGGCGGGAAGTTCTCTCGATACCCTGATCTTACTCCACAAATGTGTACTATTGGGATCAAGCCACTCCTGGAACCGATCAAAGAATTCTGAGAACTTTATTTTAGAACCCTCGATGTAATAGCAGGATTCGCTGATAAAGGTTTCCAACTCCGAATTACTAAGTTCCTGAAGACGAATCTTCTCATCGGTAACAACCACGGCTATTCTGAGCCGTTCCGTACTCTCCGGAATATCCATTGATAGAATATCTGTTATGAAATCCGAAGCCTCCTTCTCTAAAGCTGCATAGAATTTATTTCTAGGAATAATATCTTTAAGCTCATTAACATAAATAACGGTAACTCTAGTGTCACCGGGGAAGACTGGAAGATTATCAGAGGAGTTACTGGTTTGAACCCAATGCGTTTGATTAGGAACGTCGTATGGATCGATGCCTTTCCTATGAACAGTAATCCGTGGAGATGTAATCCAATCCTTGAGGCGGTTCATAGCATTCTTATTTTCTCGAAGATTGCTTTTATCTTCTAAAACACAAAGAATCGAGTTCTCTAGCTCTGAAGTAAAATCATTCTTACTTAAAACGGCGGTATCAGCTCTCCTTACTCCCTTAGTTACTAAGAGGGTGATGGCTTCATGGAATGAAGATTTTCCTGATAATTCTGGCCCGAAGAAAAAGAGGTATGGCAGCGGCTCACTCGGATATTGAAATAAACTTGCAATCCACATCTTTAGATAAGAGGCACCATCAATAATATTATTTTCTTGACACCACTTATTTTCAGCAATGGATGAATCGAGATTCTTGCCGAGATGATCGAACATTCTCTGCCATGTGGGATAGTAGAGATTATCTGTGCTCTCTAACTTTGAGAACCTCAATTGAGGAGCTTCCAAGTTCCATTCTCGATTACCAGGATATTCGGGCTGAAAAGGTTTAAAGACTAATTTCCAGCTTTTAATAATTCTATTTCCGAGAATCCTTTCCACTTCAGTGTGTTTGTTTCCGAGAGCTTTAAGAACTTTAGCCACATGAGTAATCGGTTCGGTCTGCCAAAAATCAGAGACTTTAATTGACCAGCCAGCGTCATCTCCTAGTGGGGTTAAGAGATGTCTGATAGAATCGTCATAATTTGATATCTCATAATTTGTTTTATTTTCTACTTGAGTACTATAAAATCTACACCAATATTTTCCCTCTGGAGAAAAGCCTTTCAAACCCCCGTAAACGGCATCTTTCTGAAGATCGGCTTCTATCTTAACTAAGAGACGACCATCATCATGTCTCTTCAAAACAACGGACTTATGGTGAGCCCACTCTGGTATCTGAAAATTTATTCCTAAGAGGTCTCCTACCTTCATTAGATCCTTAACACTAGGAAAACTATATCCTCCGGTTGACATCTCTACGCCACCAAATATTTTGGAGGCGGTATAGAGATCCGGCTCTTTATTGAAGACGGTACTGGTATAGCCGCCCTTATCTTGCTCCCAAAGTTCATGCTCTTGAACTCCTTTAGTGAATCTCTTAACCGTCCAGCCACCACCATTCAAAGGATAGAGAAAACAATTTCTATCCCCGTGTTCAGTTCCTTCGGCTATTGTTTCAAATTTTCCTTTTAATCCTAACGCCTCATGGGCTAATTTTAAGGCGTGGGTATGAGAAATAATTAAATGGAGATCCTGATTATAAGAACAGGAATGGTTATTACTCTGAAGCCAATCTATAAGTTTCTTATGTTCGGAATCGAAATTTATTCTTGTTCTTTGCCCTGTTAATTCTAAGAATTCATCTCCTAAAGTTTCGGGGATCTCTATCGGAATAACTTTCTTCTTTTTTCCGGTAATAATCGGGAGATGTTGCCGCCAATCATCGGGAATTCCGCCTAACTTGCCACCCTCCTTAATAAGTTTCAAGCCATCGGTACCGATCATCTTCTTATGCCACTGCCAAAGTATCCCGCCTAAGGCGTCTACCTTGGACTCGAAGTTATAAGATGTTTCTACAGAGAGCTTGCCTAATATGTATCTCGCGAGCGCGGCATGCTCATTATGATTGGCAGTATTTATGGGCTCAAGGAACACATACAAATGTAACCCGCTCCCTGAGGTACTCCTTCTAACTGTAACATAAGGAATATCATGTACTCTCTTAATTATTTCTCCTAATTCTTGTTCACTTAATTTGGTGTTATGTTTATCGGAATGTCCAGTTATTGCATCAAAATCGAAGCCACACCAAACACTATTTTTCTCCTTCCAGTTCCAACCAGTAGAACCTATGCCTAATGCGTGGGCGGATAAATCGAAGGGCATCTCCCGATCATTATCTTCGGGAATAGTATTAGCACTTTTGGGCATCCGAATATTGTACCACTGACTAACTTCATCATAATAAGTATTATTTTCTCCTTTTTGTCCTGCCCCTTTCTCTACAAGAATTTGTACTTCCATATCCTTCTGGTATAGGACCGCTAGTTCTGGATAAGTATTGAGCGTAAGAAAGTTCTTAATTGTCTCGCTAATTAGCATAGCTACCTCATGATGCAAAAATTTTGAGTTTATTACTCTCGGGCTTCATTGCATGAAGATACCCGAGAACGAAAAGGTATACCTTAAGCTCATCTATCTTATCAGAGACTCCTTTGATGCAAATTTTCTTACCGCTAAAAGCAATTGAGACTTCAATTTCGAATACCTCAAATATTGCTTCCTGCAATTTCAGAATTATTTCTTTGTGACTCATTCTTTCTCCCCTCTCATAGCTCTCCAATTAAAGATTCCGATCCGAATTTTCAGTAGGTGAGATCCGAATGTTTGGCTCCGAATATTCGGAAAGCGTTTTCGGAATATTCGGAACCGAAAATCTTCTCCTCCAATGGTACATAGGGCAATTCGCCGCCAGATTCCAGTTAGCGTTTGATCGCTTGCGTACCCACTAGATGTTACGAGCCGATACCTCCTCAGCATGTAGTGGGTACGGAAAAGCTAAATGGCTAAATGAGTCAGCGAAAATGGACTGGAATCTGTTGTCGGATTGCTTTATGATAGGGTGGCGGACGCTCCGCACCGAGAGTATCGGGTTCCGAAAATTCCGAAAGTGATTTCCGAATATTCGGAGTCGAACATTTGGAGAACGTTTCTCCGAAAGGTCGGAGCAAAAGATTCGGAGAATAGTTCTCCGAGTCAAAACCTTAGAGGTTATCGATGGCTAGCAACAATAATCTTCGTAACGTTCCGGTAAGCAGCGTGCGGCCTAATCTGGCCGCTTTGAGGTCGGTTGATAAGAAGACCGATCAGTGGAAAGAGTTTGTGGATAGTATTAGAAGTAAGGGTATCTTGAATCCCCTTGTAGGCCGAGAGCTAAAGGACAAAGATACCGGACAGACCTATATCGGCCTGGTGGATGGACTTCACCGCTTCACTGGAGCGTGTGAGGTGGGACTGGAAACGGTCCCTATGAATATTATTACTGCCGACGATGCTGAGGCGCTTGAGGCTCAGATCGTCGGAAATATTCAGACAATTGAGACTCGGGCCGCTCAGTACGCTAGCGCCTTGAAGCGTCTCTTGGTCATGAATGATACTCTTACGGTCATGGAACTGGCCAATAAGCTCGGAAAAAGCATCACTTGGCTAACCGAGCGGCTCAAGCTCACTAATCTTACGGAACGTATTAAGGAGATCGTGGACGAGGGTAAGATTGTTGTTACTAACGCTCAGGCCCTCGCTAATCTCCCGCAGGACGAGCAGGCGGATTTCGTGGATCGGGCGATCACGATGACGCCCGGACAATTTGTACCTCTCATTAACGATCGCGTTAAGGATGTCAAGGACGCCCAAAAGCAGGGCAAAAAGGCCGAGAAAGCAACCTGGAAGCCGACTCCCTATCTTCAGGGTGTGGGTGCGATCCGGGACGAGATGGATAACTCGGAGATTGGGAAGTCGCTTCTCCATCAGTATGGAGTCAAAGACCCGTTGGAGGCGTGGAAGCTCGCTATCCAGTGGGTCTTGCACATGGATGAGAACTCCATCGAACTGGAGAAGAACAAATATTTGGAAGGACAGAAGAAGAAGGAGGAGGAGCGGCTGAATAAGAAGGCTGAGAAGGCAGCCAAGGCCCAGGAAGAGGCGGCTAAGGAAGCTGTCGCGGCAGAGTAATCGGGAGAATATTATTATGATTCGGGGTCCGCCAAAAGAAATGGTAAGAAGGAATATCTAAGAAGGAATCCCTAAGAGGATATCTAAGAAGGGATTCCTTCTTAGGGATATCTAAGAAGGAATCCCAATCCCAAAGGAGTTTCCCAATGTCCGATCAGGAACTTTCGACCAAAGATTCTACTCCGCTAGTCCCGATCGTTGAGAATCCCTACAGCGCTCAGGACTTTTTGGAGGTTTCAGGAACCCAATTCCTACCCAGACTCCAACTTTTTACCTCCAAGAGCGGTCCTACCTCTGAGGGTAAGATCGCTATGAACCACTTCGGGCTCGTCTCCTTCAAAGATAATATTATTGACTTGGGCCTAGAAACCAACGTCCTAGTCATTAATTGGAGGCCGCGAGCGTTAGATACGAGCGATCGCTCAAATATTCGTTCTTCGTTCGATCCGAAGTCCGAATTGTTCCAGGAGATTCGAGCCAAGTCTGCGGTACAAAATTCGGAGTGCCAGTTTGGTCCAGAATATCTCCTCTGGGCCTTTCAGGCAGAAATGTTCTGTACGTTCTTCATGGGAGGAGCAACAACTAGGAATGAAGCCAAGGTATTTCATGTTCTTCTTTCTCGGGTGGCTACAATGAAGAGCCGCCTGATTAAGACGGAGAAATATACTTGGCAGTCGCCATTCGGTGTTCCTTGCACCGAGAACGGTTTCAACTTCCCTCCCCCGGAGAAGCTTATTGAGGTTCAGACTCAATTTTTGAATGCTTCAGAGCAACCCGGTTTGGAGAAAGCGTCTTCTCAGGTCGTTGACAGATAATTAGCCGGTGGGCGGGAGAGATCCCGCCCACCTTTTTATTAGGAGTTTTCAATGCGTGAAATCAAAGATGGTATCGAAGTTCAGAATAATCATGGCGAAAAAGTCGGAACTATATTTTTCGACAATGATAATTTATATTTTGCTTCGGGCACGCTCCCTATTATTATTAAGAGCGTAAATGCTAATACCGTTAAACAACTCGGGGAGTTCTTCAAGTATCATGCTATCTCACCAATATCTTCAGGCTTCAGGATTGATTTTCATAGTGTTAATGGGGATTTCTCTTTAAGGATCATTGATAAGATAATCTATATCTATCAGGAGAAATTGGCATTACAATGGGAGAGCGTGGGTCTTAGTGAATTAAAGAAAGTTGGTATCTGGCTAACCAAAAACAAATGAAAAAAGTCTATCTTAACAATGGGCAGATAACTCTAGTTGACGATTGTGATTTCGATTACGTCTGTCAATGGAAGTGGTACTCAGTTAAGATAGATAATAATTTTTATGCGGCGAGGGGGATAGAAATTAACTTTCAACCAAGGGAGATCTATTTACAGAATATTATTGCTGAGCGGGCAGATTTATCTATAAGTCCGGGAGCACTGGTTGACTTCATCGATGCCAATACCTTAAATAATCAGAGATATAATCTCTTCCTAACTAGAGGAAGATATCTCCACTCTAGAATTACTGGGGTCTATTGGTATCGAAAATACAAAAAGTGGAGGGTCTCAATAAAATACAATAATAAAGATATTCATTTAGGATATTTCTCCGATATTGGAGAAGCTGTTGAAGTGCGTCGAGTAGCTGAATTGTACTACGGAGGAATTTAGGATGATGATTTTGGCATTGGCTCTCTTGACTCAGGCTCCAGAGCAATGGATTACTCTCACTAATATGCCTGGCTATCAAGGGCTAGGATATATAAACTCTAGTGGGTGGGCTATTGTTAAGGAGTTCCGAAAAATAGAATATTCTCAGCCTGGCTACTCTCAACCTCTGCCCGCTCAGCCGGGCTACTCCCAACCTCTGTCATCAGATCCCTATAATTTTTTAAATTGGTTAAATGGAGTAAGAGCACAGCACGGACTTCCGGCCGTAAGTCACGATCCTAATCTTTCTAATTGGGCCTCACAAAATAATGTAGCTCAAGCCGCTAGAGGTATGGGGCATCATATAATGGGTCCAGCCCGAATGCAAAATAGTGCAGGAAATATGAGCTGGCCCGGAGATGCTTGGATGTGGTCTCCTGCACATAGAGCCGCTCTTTTAGACCCAACAATTCAATTTATAGGCATCGCATACAGTTTTGGATTTTGGACCTACAATTCTTTATGAAGAAAATTTATTTGACTAAGGGTCAGGTGGCATTCCTCGACGATGAGGATGCCATCTATCTTGGAGGATTTAATTGGTATGCTAAAGAACAGAAAAATACTTATTATGCCGCCAGAGATGTTAATAATAAAACAGTACGAATGCATCAAGAAGTAATTAAATTAATAGGATTAATAGTTCCTAAAGGAATGCAAATAGATCATATTGACAGAGATGGTCTTAATAATCAAAGATATAATTTGCGTATTATTACACATAGTGCTAATTGTTTTAATACAAATAGTATTCTTTATGATAATGTTGCAGGATGTATTGGAGTAACTTGGGAAAATAAATATCAAAAATGGAGAGCAAGAATTACAACAAATTATTATATAATTCATTTAGGTTATTTTGATACTAGAGAAGAAGCTATAATAGCACGTCGGGCAGCAGAGTTAAAATACTACGGAGAATTCAAATGAGACTCTATGATCTGAAAGTTAAAGTTATTAATAAGAGTCACAAACGCTTTGGAGAAGAAGGTATAATAATAACATATAAATTTTATATTGATAATCTTGCCCTTTTAGTTAGATTCGGAGTACAAATGGAGATACTCTATTACTATGACGTAGAGATTGATCCAGAGGCAATAAAAGCGTGGGAGGAATTTAGGTGATCTCAAAGAAGAAAAGAACGGATAGACAAATAGCAAGGATGGAAGCACATAAATATTTTGATCCACTGTGGCAATCGGGATTAATGAGTCGAGGGAGAGCATATAGAATCTTCTTAGGAAAAAGACACATATCAACCCTTAGTGAGAAGAATTGCCACTTATTAATAGATCGATTGAGGAAGAGATATCCACATCTTTACGGAGAGGACGTGTGACTGAAGAAAAAATTATTGAAGCTATCAGAATCATAAGTCAAAAATTTCTTGTAAATGTGGAAGGACTATTTTGTATTGTTTATTTTGATTTTACAGATCAATTCTTTACTATGAATAATATGCCCGGATTGCTCCTTCCTGATGTAAGGAGTGAATTTATTGAGTCTATTATAAGACAGAGTGAGTTATATGAGGATCTGATTTATAAAATGAATAAGGACACTGATCCTCTAACCGTTGAGATCGTTAGTTTGGTTGATAGATTACCATGTACATGCCTCCAAATATTATCTGCTGGTGATTTTGTCTCTATGAGATATTACTCTTCTAGAGAGAATAGCCTTAAGCATTTACACTCGGTCTTGAAGAAGTATGTCCAAACCTTGGGGTAAGAATGGTGGATAGCGAATTCGTATCATTATTGAAGAAGTATGCCCTGACAATAGATCCCGAAGAAAAGATGAGATTAAAAGAGGGCGTGCTTTATGAGAGTGTTCCCAAAGATCGTAGGAAGGACTATCTAATAAGCCGTGGATATCCAGAAGTAAATAGTTGTTCCGAGCTTCTGGCCTGGATTAAGAAGCATGGCATCCCAAAGAAGGAGAATATTTGTGTTATATGTGGGCATCCAAATGAGGGAGCCCATTGTGCCTACTGTGGTTCTTTAAAAGAAGGGAACAAGATTATTGTTCCCGAGTTCTTCTTGAGGAAAAATAATGTGTAATATGTGCGGACATGAGATGCAGAGCGTTGGAGGTAAGAGTTTTGGTGTTCAAATTGTGGGTGCCTTAAACAAGGGGTGCTAACTCTTATTCCAAAAATAACTGAGTATGGAAAACAATATGCAGGGCCACCAAATGAAATAACAGCAGAAAATTTCTTTGTATTTTTACGCAGCATTAGAGAACATTAAAATGAACAAAAAAGAATTTGCTATATCTAGAATATGTGGTGCTGCCTCTACATTCTATGATATGGCAAAAGTTGAACAAGAAACTCCTGAGTCCGAATTTTATAGGAGGAGTGCCCTATTACTTTATTCTTTAGCTACTAGTATTGAAACAGATGGAAAATATCCAATAACTAATCGGGCTAAAGAATTTGAGCATGCTGCTAACCTACTAAAGGATTTAATATGAAGCCTAAAGATTTAGCGGTAGCTAAGATGAGAGACGCTGCCGCCACATTTTATGAGATATACCGACTTCTTGAAGATAAAGAGGAAGTAAAATCTCAATTTTATAGAAGGAGTGCTCTCTTAATTTATTCCTTGGCTACTAGTATTGAAACCGAAGGAGATGCACCAATAACAGGTCGTGCGGAAGAGTATCAATATGTTGCTAATCTTTTAAGGGATAAGAAATGATAATCCAAGGCGATTGCATCGAAGTCCTTAGAGATATTAGAGGTGCCGTTCTTATCTTCGCAGATAGTATATATAATATCGGAATTGACTACGGACCAGAAATTAATGATAGGAAAACTGATTTTGAATATCGATATTGGTGTGAACAGTGGCTTCAGAGATGCTACAATTCTCTTCTTTCCTACGGCTCTCTCTGGGTTCTAAACACCCATGAAAATATTGGTCTCCTTTATCAGAGCTTTAAAGATATAGGATTCCATATCAGACAACATATCGTGATCTACGAAACATTTGGCACAAACTGTTTCTATAAATTTAACCGCTGCTCTAGAATCTTACTTCATCTAGTTAAAGATAAAGATGAGTTTATTTTCAATTCTCATGCTCCTGAAGTAAGAAGAAAAAGTGATCGACAAGAGATTTATAATGATATTCGTGCCAATCCAGATGGGAAGCTCTTAGATGATGTGTGGCAAGTTAATAGAATCTGTGGCACACATTCAGAGCGTATTCCAGAGGTACCAACACAAATCTCCGAAACAATAGTTCGGAGAGTGATAGCAGTAGCCTCTAATCCGGGAGATCTAGTTATTGATCCCTTCTTAGGATCAGGAACCACCGGAATAATAGCCAAAGCCCTCAAGAGGAACTTCATCGGGATCGAGCTAATACCAAAATATGCTGAAATCGCTAGGAAAAGAATCGGGGAGGAATGATAACTCTATTAGGGATTTACCTCTTAATAGTAGCAACAATAGTTTGGTGGCCTAGAATTTGTGCGGAGATACTCTGGTATCAAATCCTAAAAATAGGGAGAGAAAAGTGAAACTTAGAAATTTACAACGTGAATTGGTTGAGCACAAGGGTGCCAGAATAATTAGTTTAATCACAGTGACTGAAGCACCCCTCAATAAGGAGGGTAAAGAACAATACGGTAAGGTCTTCAAGATAGCGCACGTCAATGGGATCGTTAATTTTAACTTTATGAACGCTATCAATAAACAGCGGGAAAAAGAGGGTAGGGAAGCTGACTTCGTCCCAGAGAAGAGAGCTTGGGGCACCAAATTAGAGGGTACTCCATTTGTTTCCCACATTAGAAAGACCGATGGGAAACACGAACTTTATCTTGAGATCAAAGTAGAGAAAGTTGTTGATACCGGATATCGAAGAGAAAATGGAGACTTCATTCAGCCATTAGAGATTTGGCCATTCATTCGGAAGAGCAAGAGCACCTTGGAATATCAGAAGATTAGTAAGGAGGTTATTGTCAGAACCTACAACGTCAAGAATATAATTTCAGTAACCATTGATGGAGTCACTCATGTGGTTGAACCATGAAAATATACTCTATTTCAGTTAATAAGAACGGGGCAATAGTCTTTAACACTGTTAACGGAACATCCTATAGTGTCGTCTCAATCTTAATTGAGGGGAAGCCAGCTTCGATAGCCGAAGCAGTGGATCTTCTCTTAAATAAAGGTATGCGTGGCGACTATGATCCAATTAAAAAGGAAATGAGTATCAGATGAGTTATTTCTTCTTTGAGGTTAAGGGATTTGAAGTAGGAATATTAATAACCGATAGCTTTGGTAAGACAGAAGAGAGATATCATTTTTCTGGTATAGGTTTTGCGCCTGCTTTCGCAGCAATCTTTAATAATGCTAATGCTGTTTTAGTTTGTAAGCAGCTATACCCACACAAAGCTAATTTTCTAAATGAGCTTATCGATGGAGACTATATAACAGATAAATATTATAAGCTTCTAGATTTAGACTCTATTATGTTCGAGAGGAAAATCGAAGATTACTTAGAAGAAACCGATATCATGAAGGAGTTAGAACAGATCAAGAGAACCTTCTTCAAGGAGAACGGCCATGTGTGAAGAGGTAATCTGGATTCCAAATAGCTACGGCAAACTTAATGAAGTAGCCACTATGTATCGGGGAGTCGTTATAACAATATTTAGTGATGAAGATAATCAGTGGGTATATTATTTTGATACAAGAGATGATGAACTATACGGACCGTTAGACTCTTTAGAAGAGGCTAAGAGCGCAGCAATCTTAGAAGTTGACTATGCGGAGGAAAAAGAATGATCCACTATCAGCTCACACATCCCGATGCCCAGTGTATTACTAAGAGTCGGGAGACTAGTGCCGCTTATGATATTTATACTCCCGAGTATCATATTATTCTACCGGGAGAAGTCAAACAGATAAATACTCATTTCCGTACTCAATTAGCAGTAGACACCTTCGCCATGATAGTAGGGAGGTCTAAGCTCGGAACCAGAGGTATGGTTATTCTCGGAGGAATAATTGATAGCGATTATCGCGGAGACTGGATTGTTTGTTGTTCAAATATTGGAATGTCACATATCTCCTTCGAGCCAGGAGACGCCATTGCTCAAATCTTAATTCTACCGATTATCAATAGTTCTTTCCATCTAGTTGAGAAGTTGGATCCATCTTTGAGGGGTAGCTCCGGTATATTAGATGCGGGAGAGAGAAAGTAATGTTACTATGTGATAAATGCAAGGATACGCGTAAGGTGGCTCTAAGATATAGATTACAACTCTTTAATGAAGGAGTGATTATTGAAGAGAAGGAGGTTCATTATTGTGATATTTGTGTTAAAACAATATTTACTGAAGAAACTGTTGATATTCTAACTATACACTGGGAGTCAAGATTATTAGCCATATTTTTAAAGAATAATATTCTAACTATAAATAAACTATGTTCTATGACTCGAAAGCAGGCATATTATCTGTATGATATAGGATCAACCGATCTCAACGATATCAGTAGACAATTGAAAGATGCCGGATTTCCTGGTTTTAAAGAGGAGTATTTGGGATGAAAGAATATTTTGATGCAGAAATGATTGAGAAGTTATTCGGAAGTCCCTGCCTGAATATCAAAATAAGAGATTGCAAAGATGAAGATGATTGGGGTGATGACGCAACTATTGGAGCATGTGTTAAGCGAAGAGATAAAAGCTTCAAAGATTTGAAGCAAGACGATTTCGGTTGGTACCTCGGAGGAAATAAAATTGCAATTAAGAGCTTTACATTTCAGGTAACAAGTATTTGTGTCTACGAAGATCAAGAGGAGATGAAGCTCGATTGGATCTTGGATTAAGGATTACTTTTTAAGTAATAGTTAGGAGAGAATTATGATTGATTTCTATATTGTTAAACATCCCGATGGCTTCTTTTATTATAGAGGTACAAAATTTAATGAAGCCGTTTTAAGAGCAGCCGAATTTGCTCTTAGAGGGGACGTAACTGAGGAAGAGAAAAAAGTAATAGAGGAGTATCGAACAAAGAGTTCTTATAGAATGCTCTATCGTTATTTGGAAGATTTAGGCTATATGCGTGGAGCATCATTTCAATGAAAATAAATTCGGCATACTTATTAATGAGAACAATGAATGTGGGAGATAATATGGGACTCAAAGATCTCTTCGAGCAAATGCACCAGCATACGTTACCAGAGTGTGCTAAATGTATAACGCCATATAGTTGTTGTCAAAAACAATATTGTGATCTCGCCCTCAAATACACTAAAGATGTCTATAAGATTGATCTAACTGATCAAATTGTCAACGATAAAGTTCCATTCTTATCTCCGACTGGCTGCGTTCTACCCCCACACTATAAGCCTATTTGTTCGATTCATACTTGTGAGATATCTAGTTTCGGCCAAAAGAGAGGAGATCCAGAATGGACTGAGAAATATTATGAGCTTAGAACACGGATCATGAAATCTTTTAATTTAGATATCGAACAACACTTAAAATGGTTGGAAAGCGCTAAAGAAGCAGGAGATATCAACGAGACAATCTACGAGATAGCTGCGGCATTTCACGATGTTCCAGCAGCATATGTAGAGAATGGGAACCTAAGGTATACATGGCAGATAGGAAATAGGTTTATCCACTTATTAATTGCTCCTGATGGTAAGCTACAAATGCTTGTAGCGGTTCATAAAAAGGATTAAAAATGAAGAGAATTACTAAGCTAATAATAATCTTGATTCTTATATATTTAATGCTACCATTTAAAGCGGCAGAAGAGGATATACCACTCCCAGTTTTAAACGGGGAATATCGTGGTCCGTCTGTTAAAGAATATATAAGGATGTTCGGGACAGATCCCGAGAAAGCGGTAGAATGAAAACTCTTGATGAATTTATTAATGATACTTCTCTATTTAAGAGCCAATATATTAAGTATCCAGGACTCTCGGTTTATCTTAGGAGACACTCGCAGCGGGTCAACGGAAAAGTGTATCTGGAGGTAATAACGATAGCAAATATTATTGCTAAGAAGCCGGGGAAGCATCGATTGAGAGCCTTAATTGACGACTTGATTAAGAGAAAGAAATCGGTGTACGTTGAGAATGTATTATCTGTGTGGCTTCAAGAGAAACTCATTGAATATGGATTTATTCGGATAGATCAATATAATTTCTTTAAGGAAGCCGAATGAATTATTTTATGACTGAGCCTGAAAAAGCATATATCGCAGGAATAGTAGATGGAGAAGGATGTATTAGAGTAAATAAAACTGATAAAGAAACTAGAAAAAATCCATCATATAATATTAATTGTCATATTGTAAATACAAATAAAGAAGTATTAGAATATATTCAAAGCATAATTTATTGTGGTAAAATATTCATACACCCAAAATTGGGTAAAAGAAAAATATTATATAAATTAAGTATTGATAGTTGTAATATACAAGACTTTATAAAAACAATTTATCCTTATTTAAGAATTAAAAGGAAGCAAGCAGAAATTGCTTTTAGATTTTTTAATTTAACAATTGGACGAAGAGCTGGTAAACAAGTTCTTAAAGATAATATTTTACAACAAGAAATTTTATATGAAGAAATGAAAAATCTTAATAAATGAAAGAGGAAACAATGCCCGATTTACGAGTGGCCGTTGGAGGATACTTCCATAATCTTAATGTCGAACAAGCTGGGGGAGGAAGATATATTCTTCGTTTCCGGTACAATCCAGCATTGATAGCAGAAGTAAAAGCGATGGAGGGTGCGCGTTGGAATCCCGATCAAAAATATTGGACAATTGCTGCTTCTGAGAGGAATCAGATTGCCTTAGATTTCTTACGGGGTGTTAATCCCTATGCTCGTTATTTTCAAGAAATAAAGGAGTATATCCCCAATCGTGAAACTCTAATGAAGCATCAAGTAGATGGGTATAATTTTGCTCTTAATAAAAGGCAATGTCTATTAGCGATGGAGCCGGGCACAGGAAAGACACTCATTGCCATCGAGGCAATTGAGGCTAGTGGACATGATGACTGGCTCTGGGTGGGGCCTAAGAGCGCATTGAGGGCGGTAGAGATAGAGTTCTTTAAATGGGAAGCAAAGATTTGGCCGAAGTTGGTAACATATGACTCATTAAAAAAGGTGGATCATGTCTATAAAGGTATTGTCTGCGATGAGAGTCAGAAACTTAAGAATCCTAATACTCAGAGATATGATGCTGCTAAAAATTTAGTTAGAGCTATGAGAGAACATTGGGATGAGCCGTATGTTATTTTAATGAGTGGTACTCCTGCTCCTAATAGTCCTGCTGATTATTGGTCTCAGATGGAACTAATAGCTCCCGGTTTCATTAAGGAAAGTACGGTTGATAAATTTAAGAAGAGAATGGGACTAATTGTTCAGGAGGAGTCTTTAGCTGGAGGAAAATTTCCGAAGTTAATTTGCTGGTGGAGTGATGAGAAGCTCTGTAGACATTGCGGAAAGTTTAAGGAGGATATTTGCCACGACTTAAAAGCCATAGATTTAGGATATGATTATCATGAGTGGGCATCAAGTATTAATGAGGTAGAGCACTTATATAAAGTTATGCAGCCGATGGTGACAGTCGTATTTAAGAAAGATGTTCTTAAAGAGCTGCCTGATAAACACTATAGAATTATTAAGTGTGAGCCTACTCCTGACATCTTAAGAGCCGCTAAACTGGTAGTAGTTAATGCAAAAAATGCAGCCACATCTGCTATCCAATTAAGAGAAATTTCGGACGGATTTCTCTACCGGGAGAAGGCTCAAGGAATCAGAGAGTGTGAGCTATGTCAAGGAAGGAAAGTGATAGAAGGAGTATTTATTAGACAATTAGAGTATTGTCCTGATTGTTCAGGAACAGAAATTCAAGACGGAAAGTGTATAGCTTGCGGAACAGATCTATACGGAGGAGTAGATCTAAACGTAGAGCAGGAATGTCCGAGATGTGGAGGAACCGGAGAAGTTCCTAAATATACCAGAGTAGCAGATCAAGTTCCATGTCCCAAAGAAGAAATTCTTAAAGAGTTATTAGAAGAATATGAGGATATCGGTCGGGTAGTGATTTATGCAGGATTCACCGGATCGGTAGATCGATGTATAGAAATTTGTCAGAAAGCAGAATGGAAATATATTCGGATCGATGGTCGAGGTTGGCTAAGTAATCTTGGAGAGTCTATTAAAGAAACAGATATGCTTCAGACGTTTCAAGATAGAAATAAAAAAGTAAAGAAACTTGCTATCATAGCACAACCGGATTCTGGTGGCTTAGGATTAACATTAACAGCAAGTCCATGTGTTATCTTCTACTCTAATTCAACGCTACCGGGATCTAGATCTCAAAGCGAAGATCGTATTCATAGACCAGGAATGGATGTTAACAAGGGCGCCACTATTATTGATATAATTCATTTACCAACAGATCAGCTTATTCTTGATAGGCTCAAGATGAAACAAAAAATTCAGAATATTAGTCTCGGAGAATTTCAAAGGGCATTGGAGACATGAACAAAATACAGATTAAATATCTTGCAGAACATATAGATAGTCCCGCTACTCAGATCCTGATTAGGAACCTAACTCCATATTTTAAGATTCGGGTAACTAAAATAGAGACCGCGGTATTCATTAACGAGCTATTGGGGATCGGCTGTGTCGGATATTATAATGTTAATTTTATTATTGATGAACTAAAAATTCTACTTCCAATGGTAATACCACACCTAGATAGGAGGAAGAAATGCTGTGAATTAGTATTAAGACTCTTAGCGGTTGATAACCGAAAAGAGAAATTAGACCTCTGCAATCAGATCAAAAAACTGGAAAGTTGTTCTTAATTGCCCTATGAATGAGTACGGGGAGATATAAGATGAGTGAACTATACAAAGATATCCCGATCAATGAGATTCTTATTGATGATGAGGAGTTTAATTGTCGTGGTAAGACACTAATGATCGATGTGGCTGATTTAATCCAGAGTATTAGAGAGTATGGATTGAAGCAGCCGGTTATCGTGAGGAAACTCTCCGGGAATAATAATGGCTTTAACTATAGCCTCGTTGCTGGATTCAGGAGAGTAACAGCAGTTAAGTGTCTCGGTCGAGAAACTATCACTGCCAAAATCGAGGAAAATCTTAGTGATATAGATGCCAGAATCCTGAATCTGCAAGAGAATTTAATTCGCAAGAATCTTAATGTTCTTCAGGAAGCCAAGAGCATTGAGAAACTTAAAATTGCTGGGATAACAATGGCCGAGATTGCTCAGAAACTTAACGTGAGCACGGGATGGGTTCAAATCCGCTTTATGGTCTTAAACTTTTCTCCAGCGATACAGGAGGAGGTAGCTAAGGGGGTTATTAATCAGAGTCAAGTTAAAGCTCTAGCTACATTACCGAGAGATAAGCAAGCAGAAGAAGTAAAGAGAATTAAAGATAAAAGAATGCGTGGAGAGAAAGGTCTTGAAATAAAGAGACCCGTCTCTCAGAACAGTAGAAGAGCCAGAACTAGAGCCGAGATGAATAGACTCCTAGATTTAGTCTACAATGAAGTTGGAGCATGTTTTGCAACAAGAATTTTAGCGTGGGCAGTAGGAAATATTTCTTCAACAGAGTTATATCAAGATATTGACGAAGAGTGTAAGAAAGCTGGAAATTACGGATTCGTGATTCCTGAAGAAGATTAGAAGGAGAATCTGATGCCATTGATGCTCGACGATTTAACTAATCTGGACAACCAGATTATTGATCTGAGTCAAAAATTTGATTCAGCTAGTGAGGGGAAAAAATCTATTGGGGTTGGTGACGTGGTAGATGCGATTATGACAATTCTACCACTATTTAAGAGTTCAAACGTAAATATCAAGACTGATGCTGACTACGCTGGATTATTGGCTCAATTAAGCTCCCTACATCTCTCAACCTCCCAAGCAAAATATGGCTTGGAGTTTGTGAACCCTCAGAAAGTTATTAACGTAATCGGGAGTATGCTCAATCTAATCGAGGCAACTGGCTCGGAGCCAGAGCAACCAGTTAGGAAGAAAGAGGAGCCAATTAGGAAGAAGGATTAGTATTTAGATCCCTTTTATCAAGAGAAAGAGTATTATGACTAAATTAATTCGTATACACTTAATGAAGTTCGACTACGGAAACAGCTACATCGCCGCCTGTGGCCAACATGGTATGCCTTGCGTACCATCATCAGAAGATTATCGAATAACTTGTACTAGATGTGCGGCATTTCTAGTGAGAAAGAAAATTAGGATAGCTAAAGCGCTTCAAGTTGCCTCTCTTTGTAAGGAGGAGGGTCTTGCTCTCCTCTATTCAACTCGAAAGATACATTCAGAGGAACATCGAGAGAAACTCTTAAAGGAGATTGATAATCGATTAGCAGGTACCAAATTTTTGGTAGGATTCCCTGAAGATTATGATAAGTTTAACTCTATTAAAAGTTTAGTTATAACTACTAGAGTCGGAGACGAGTGGCTTAGTATTGAAGAATATTCTAATATCTTATAGGGAATATCAATGACTGAAAAAATGATATCTGTGTACCAACTTGTTGCATTTTCTATAGACTTTGAGGGCAGTATTTCATGTAAAAGAAATAGACATACATTTAGAAATGGAAAAGATTATTATAATTATCAAATTGATGTAAGTATTAGAAATACTTCAAAAGAATTATTAGAACAATTTACTAATATTATTAAATTTGGTTATGTTATAAATAGTCATATAAAAGATAAATATCATATAAATTACAATTGGAAAGATACATATGTTTGGTGTATGACTAATGATGAAATAAGACAATATTTACCACTAATTCAACCATATATTATTTTAAAGAAAAATCAAATAGAATTAGCAATTGAATTTATTAATATTCTAAAATCAAAATCACTTATTAAAAAGTTATCGGTTAAAAATAAGTGTATGGAAAAATTATATACAGAACGAGAACTTATGTTAATGGAAATAATTTATGAAGATATGAAAGAATATAATAAGAAAGGTCGTCCTATATGAGTATTTACTTCTACGACACAGAAACTGTAGGACTTCATGGATTTCCGGTTCTACTTCAATTCGCCATCGATGATGGTCCTATAATATTATACGAAATTTGGAAGCATAAAATTAAAGACACTCTAGCCCTCATCGAAAATATGATGGGAGAGAGTGTCGTTGGTTTTAATATTTCATTCGATCATTTTCATCTGACAAAAACATATAATACATTTCGATTATATCCTGATCTTAATGAATTTCCTATTAACTGCATAGACGAAATAGCTATCTTAGAGAAAAAAGCTAGAGATGGTCCATGCTTAAAACCGGCTCACGTTTTAGACTTAATGTTGCACGCCAGAAAGGGATCATATCAGTCTACGATGGAGCGAGGTGATATTCGAGTAAAGAAAGTTCCGATCGCTTTGGCTAATCATTTAGCAGCAGAATTGGAAAGGAGGATTCCACTTAAAGACATATATTTTATGAAACGAAAGGATCAAACAGCCGATAAATGGAGCATCTATGAAACAGACGATGAAAATTTTAGAGATATAGTTCTAAAATTTCATCCTACAAATAGTTTAAAGGCGTTAACTACCGATGCATTGGGAGTCAGTTCAAAAGAGCTTCTTTTATATAGTGACATTGAACTCAGTAAAAATCATTATCCGAAGGAGTATGGCTATGCCCCATTTGCTCTAAGTATCGGGAAACCTGGAGCGTGGAATGATGCTTGGCCAGAGAAAATTCATTATCATATTGCTCATTGGTCGGAGAACAATTTAGCTAGAAAATATGCCGAAGATGATGTAAAGTATACCCGAGCATTATACCACCATTTCGGTTCACCACCCTTCGACGATAATGATAGCGTGCTAGCGTGTTTAGTGGCTAGTGTTAGATGGCGTGGATTTAAAATAGATGAATTAGGAATAGAGAAGCTAAAGGATGAAGCCTTCGATCGAAGCATCGCAGCACCAACAGCACCGGAAGCTGTAAAAGAATATTTGTATCCACATCTTAGTGAAGCTGAGAGAGTAGTAATTGGAGAAACAACGAAGAAAGTTATCTTAGAGGAGATAGCAGAATATATAGATGATGATGGTAATTATACTGAGGCGGCAACAGCAGCACATAATGTTCTTGATGCCAGAATGGCAAAATATGAGATTAACTTTTATAATAAGCTCCTAGTTGGGGAGCGACTTAGTCCCGATTATAACGTTATCGGTACCCTATCTTCACGGATGAGCGGATCGGGTGGCTTAAATGTCCAAGGAATTAAGAAGAGCAAAGCCGTTCGAGCTTGCTTCCCATTAGCATTTAATGGTTATCGATTATGTGGTGGAGATTTCGTATCATTCGAGGTGGCCATTTCCGATGCAGTATTCGATGATCCTGAATTAAGACAGCAGCTTCAAACGATAATAGATTGTCCATTCTGTTCAGGATCGGGATGTAAGGAGTGTGGAAAGACCGGAAAACATAAACAAACTATCCACGGACTATTCGGGACATTTGTGTTTCCTGATTTTGATTATGTTGGTATATTAAAAACTAAAGGTACTAGTAACGATCTCTATACCAAAAGTAAGAGCGCAGTATTTGCCATGATCTACGGGGGGACAGACTACACACTCAAAGAGCGATTAGGAGTACCGATTGAAGTAGCAGGGAGAGCATATCAAGCATTCTCTCGAAGATTTCCTAAGATTGGTATTGAAAGAAGAAGGATACAGGAAGCATTTGAAGCATTAAGTCAGCCAGAAGGGATAGGAACAAAAATCTATTGGAAGCAGCCAGCCGATTTTGTCGAGAGTTTGACTGGCTTCCGAAGATACTTCACACTAGAAAATATGATTTGCCGATTACTCTTCGAGTTAGCTGAGAAACCACCGAAAGAATGGACAGAGAAGAGGGAGTTGGTTGTCAGGAGAGAACGGGAGCAAACTGTTTCCGGTGCCGTTAGAAGCGCATTATTCGCTAGCGCATTTGCACTTCAAGAATCCAACAAACGAGCAGCCACTAATCATCGAGTACAGAGTACAGGAGCTATAATAACTAAAGCTCTCCAAGTGAAACTATGGGAACTTCAACCCATCGGGATACACGATTTCAATATTATGATCTTCAATATTCATGACGAGTTAATGGCTACAATTAAACCAAAATATATTAAGGAGGCATCCCGATTGGTGAGAGAATTTGTAATAGAGAACAAGAAACTTATTCCCTTATTAGAAATTGACTGGAAAGAAAATATGAATAATTGGGGAGAGAAATAATGAAATTAGACGATGATGAAGAATTAGGAAAAAAGTTAGGAATTACAAATGTTGAAGAAGTAAGAACAAATGCTTATCAGGCAATTAGGGTCGAATTAAGAAAATTAGGGTGGAAGGAAGAAGATATTCCTCAAACTGATGAGGGAATGTTTTTATTAATCAATAGGGGTTATTTAGGAGAAAAGTAATGGACCAGGAATATCTTAATCGGACGTTTAAGTATCGTAGCGGAAGATTATATTGGAGACTCAGACTTAAAAGGGATTTTCCTAATAACGCCAGATGGCGACAAGTCAATGCTCACTTTGTAGATAAAGAAGCTGGGACTCTAAACTGGCTTAAGATGTGGAGAGTAAGAATAAACGGCAAATTAATTCTTCGATGTAAGATAATCTGGGTGATGTTTGGCGGCTCCTGGGATGATGAGTTAGCTCATAAGGATGGTGATTTACTTAATGATAAAATTGAAAATTTGAAGATCGGTAAGGAGAGAGTAGTCTACAAGAATAATACAAGTGGATATCGAGGAATCTGTAGAGTTAAAAATAAGTGGAGGGCTTACTGCGGACCAGTACATATCGGCTATTACGATGATTTAGATGAGGCAGTAGCGGCTAGAGAAAACTACGAAAGGACTACCAACAATGTATGACTCGACTAGGGATACCCAAGAACATATTAAGCTAGTACAAATCGGATTGGCCAATATAATAAGACAATTAACTTATAGGATGATAGAACATGACCAATCAAAATATGAGGAGCCAGAGAAGAGCATCTTTGACAAATATACTCCACTCTTAGGAGGCACTACTTACGGTAGCGAGGAGTATCGAGGATATCTTAAGGAGATGGATGTAGCTATTAAGCATCATTATAGTTGTAATAGTCATCATCCCGAATATTATGAGAATGGTATCAAGGGAATGACTCTGCTAGATCTTCTAGAGATGTTGATCGATTGGAATGCAGCCACATTAAGGCATGCAGACGGAGACATAATGCGGAGTATTGATATAAATCAAGGAAGATTTGGTTATACCGATGAGTTGAAGCAAATCCTTATTAATACTTTAAGAATTTTGAAGTGAATTTAAGGACTTTGAAATGACAGAAACTGATGCCAAAAATTATATGATGCCATTTGGCAAATATTTTGGGAGAACTCTATATGAAATTGTAACATCTTATTCAGATGGAGCACAATATCTTGATTATATTGTGGGAACTGAAAATTTAGATCAAAATACTAAGGAGCATTTAGAAGTATTTTTAAAAATATCTTGGGTAAGTCGTTTGGTTGATGAGCAAATTGAGTCTTCTTCTTCTTCTGAGCCACCAGAAAATAAAAAACGAATTAAAAATTGGTGGGAGAAGTAATGAATCATAGATGCAAGACTTGCGATTTCTTTTCCGGGAGCTGTAAGACATCCCCACGAATCGGTTCCTAAAAAGGAACATTATGGGGAACATTACCAAAAGGAGATTCAAGAAGAGACATTCTTTAAATCGTTTCAGAGATTTATGAATACTCCTATTGATCCTATTCGGAGAGAATAATGACTAAAGATCATGCTTTAGATGCGCTAATAGCACTATTCCATTCGGAAACGGAGTTCGAGGATGACCTAGAAGATTTAGAGAATCTGGAGGAAGAATTAAGTGAAGAAGATATCGCGGCAATAGAAGCAATTGATATTGAAGAAATTATTCGGCGAGGCTTAAATGAAGAAGAATAATAAGAAGAACTTACTTTTGACGCCGGAGAAGTTAGTTGACCTCTCCGATCTTGAGGCTATTAAGTATGTCTTGGATAAGATGAAGGAGCATCTGATTCGGGCAGCAGTACATCCTAAGACATTTGAGTATGTCTGGGAGGCGGTAGAGAAGTTGGCAGGATTAGACTTATTAGAGGCTCGGGTATTCTTTGTAGGATTATTTGCAGATGAGTGGGAGAAAACTAGGATAGCTTGGAACTTTCTCCCGATACACGCTTGGTCAAATTACGAAACATTATTTGGAGAAAATAACTCCCCAGAACACCAACACTTGATGGAGTGTCTCTTGAGACTAAGGAGGCGGTGGGAGCAGCGCCCCGTAAAACGTCCGAGAAAGAAGAAATCTTAATATTAAGGAGAAATATAATGAAATTCGGGAAACGGGATATTCAGAAGGAGTTATATGATTGTCGCTTCGACCCCAAAGGAGTGGGGCCGATGAAGATTATTGTTGATATAAATGACCCCAATTATTGGGAGAATCGAGCAATAGAACTAATTAAGATGAGCAAAGAAACCTCTGATTATCAGAGTATGATAACGAAAGCTATTCAACTGCTAATTTTAGCCAAGATATCGAGGAAAAACGATGAAACACATAGATGAAGAAGATAGAGAAATACTCGAAAAATATATAAAGCTTATTGATCGTCTTTGTGGTCTTATTATAGAATGTATGGAGGAAAATAAAGTTGTATTACTTTCTCCTTATATTAGAGAAATGGTAGTTGAACAAGCAAAATTAACTAGCGAATTGCATAACAAAATTAAAATAATGCTATATTTAGATAGCCCAAAATATCCAAGGAAAAACGATGAAACTCCGAAGCCAGTGTGATTGCCAGTGTCATAACGGTACTACCATTCTTCATTTAGAGCCTTGCTGTGTCCCGGATTTAACACTCTCTCTAGGGTGGGAGAAGTTAGAGGAGCAATTCAAAGATAGAGGTCTTTG